ATACAAAAAGAAAAATCAAAAAGTGGGGCATACCCCCCCTCCTAGGATATTTAGATAGTGTCTACGGAAAGATTTTATAAGATGGTGCTACGCACATCTTATTTCTTTCTATGCTGTCGCTTCGCTCGGCATAAAAAGGGTAGGATTTTTAAAAAAGCTAGGAAAACTGCGGATTTAATTTATTTTTTTTTCAAATAAAGAATTAAAATCAATGCTATCAAATAGATTTTTATTATCTGTTTTATTTTCTGTAATCTCGGTGGCTTCGCCTTGCATGAGTTGCAGAAGTTTCTGAAGTTTTTCAATGGTGTTAATATGGGCGGTCATATCTTGGGCATTGTTCACTTGCACATTAGCGGATTTAAGAGCATTAAGTATATTATCAGTCGTCAAGTTTAGCACTTCGTTATAGGCCTCTAGTCGTTCCTTGGTACTTGATACCGTCTGAGATATAGCCTCTTTTATTCCCTCTTCTTTTATGGTGATTTCATGGCGTTTCACGGCCTCGGCCCAAGAGCCTTTGGCACTCCACCGCTTCAACGTGGGTATGCTCGGCGGTATTATTGCCGAATTATTGGCGATCATTAAGGCCCTCATTTTGGGAATAGATCTGTCATTCCCCATAGTTAAATAAAGTTGCAAGGCTTCAGCCTCGCCGATTGCGTGTTTTACCATAGCCCCAAATATAAACCAATTCCGCATTGATACCAATACACGTTAACAATTCCAAAAAATGGCGGTTTTATAGGCTATTTTAAGCATATAGATTTCTGGGCAATCGTTGCCACAATTGAACATTTTTTGGCTAAAAACAGCCAAATTTCCGGGGTGAATTGTGGCAATTTTGCTGCTGAAATGTGGCTAAGTTGTTGAATTTAATCAATAAATTTAATCATTTTTGTTTTTTTTTCTGTCAAATACTGCTAATAATATGAATGCAATTTTTACACAGATTTTGCATGAATTACAAAACCCAAAACCAAAGGAAAATATGAACACAATAGAAATAGATAACAAAGACAAAGAATTATTTAAATTCTTTCTTACTATCCAAAACCTTGAAGCCTTGGAAAATGTTTTTTCTGAGATCAAGCAATTTTGCGAAACTAAAAAACAGTTCGCAATAATTCTAGATCATTTGTCGAATGCAAGATTTGCAATTGATGATCTTAAATACTTACACGAACAAAAAGACGACAACGGCCCATACACAAATTCATATATTGATAATTTTTTAAATAATGAAATTGATACTTATGAATACGATCTAGAAGAATTAGAAGAAAAATTTTCTAACCTTTATAGAAAATCTTAATGGAAGCCATTAAGAAAAAAAATAATTCTGTTGGCGGTATTCTTACCGCCTCAGAATTTGAGAACAATCTCTATAATTTTTTACAGTCTAAAAAATGGACTTTGAAACAAGCCAAAATTTTAAGCGGTGGCGGTATTACAAAACAAAACAAAAAAATGCCGTTTTATAATTATGATCTATCCGCTTGGGATTGCAAAAAAGGTTCACAATTACGCAACGTAAAAAATTCAGTGTGTGGTTCATGTTATGCCATGAAAGGTAATTACTTGAGATATAAAAACGGCTCAGTTGGCCGAAGCCATGAACTACATTTAAAAAGTTTAAATAATAGTTTTGATTGGGTCATTGCTATGGCTTATCAAATTATTCATTATAAAACTAAATATTTTAGATTTCACGCAAGTGGCGATCTACAAAGCGTTGACCATGCAATTCAAATTATAAACCTTGCAAGGTTAACACCGTCTACAAGTTATTGGATTCCAACAAGAGAAATTTCTTTCATTAAAGAAATACAAAAAAGAAATATTTCAATTCCTAAAAATTGTATTTTTAGAATATCCGCGCCACTTGTTGACGGCTTTTTAAATTCAAAAGTTTTCAAAAATACAAGTTCAGTTATTACCGACAGCAAAAAAGCAATCGGCAAAATATGCCCAAGTTCTAAACAAGGCGGTCAATGCTTAGATTGTCGAGCGTGTTGGAAGTTCAAAGAAACTAATATTAATTATTTAATTCATTAACAAAAACGAAAGGTAAAAAATGAAAACAACCACAGAAACAATAAGCCAAGTTTTGCTTTGGCTTCTTTGCATTCTCTTAATGTCGCAAGGCTTTTTTATATCGTCTTTGATACTTTTTTTAATCTCAGCAATAAGAATTGCTTTTGTATTTATGGAGGATTTTTAAGAATGACAATAGCAAGTAAGCACAAAAATAAAAAACTTATACGCTTAAAAATAAAAATTAAGCAAAGAGAATTTTACAAAACTCTAAACCCACAAGCAAAGCCTCTAGGCTTTAACCCTCAACGCAGATTTAAAAACCAATAGAAAGGAAAAAAAATGATAAGCACAACAACGGAATCACTGCACAAAATGCTAGGGAAAAAAATCTTTAGCATGGTATACGCAACGCAAAGCGGACGATTAATAAAGCGAACGTGTCAATTCGGAGTAAAAAAATATTGTAAAAACCCACCGAAAAAATATGAACATATTATTAATTATTATGATCACACTAAGCAAGGTTATAGATTTGCTAACCTTGGCGATATCAAAGCAATCAAGCAAGGCAAGATTAATTTAAAAAGTAATGATTTTGATGAAAGTGAAATTGATAATCATAGTTTTATAATTATTACGCAACAAGTAATAACTAGAGAATATCGCATTCAAGCAAAGACCGAGCAAGAAGCAAAAAAGATTTGGCATAAGTTGCCAAGCCTAACCGCTAAAAGCCAAGAAGCACAAAAAGAATTTATTAATGAAGTTCAAGAGGAGGTACAGAAATGAATGTGCTTTCTCTTTTTGACGGAATGTCTTGCGGTCGAATTGCACTCGATCGCATAGGTGTAAAAGTAAATAAATATTATGCCTCTGAAATTGATAAATACGCTATCAAAGTAAGCAAAGCCAATTGGGATGATATCATTCATCTTGGTGATGTAAACGGCATTAAGCAATGGTATGAGGATAATCAACCAAGCATAGATTTAATGCTCATGGGTTCACCATGCCAAGGTTTTAGTAATGCAAGTAAAGACAAATTAAATTTTGAACATCCACAAAGTAAACTTTTCTTTGTAGCGGTAGAGATAATGAAACTTGTTAAGCCTAAATATTTTCTACTTGAAAATGTAAACATGAAAAAAGAATGGCAAGATATTATTTCTGATTATATGGGAGTAAAGCCAATAAAAATAAATTCCGCTTTATTATCAGCCCAATCAAGAAATAGATTGTATTGGACTAATATTCCATTTGATCAAAACATTGAGGATAAAAATATTGTCTTAAAAGATATTTTAGATGAAGAAAATATTTTTACTGAGACTTATTCTAATTATCTCAATTCCAATTGGGGTGATAAGAAAAAAACCGACATGGTTAAATCTACTGAGGATAAAAAATCTCATTGTTTAACCGCTTCAATGTACAAAGGTCAAATTCCCACATGGATTAAAAAACCGTTACGAGTTGGAACTATTCAGCAGAGCGCTAAACAAGTTGTTAATAGTGACGCGTTAATTCAAGTTGGTATTGCCGATGATATCAAAGGTCATGATATTTTAAGGCGTGTGTATTCAATTGAGGGTAAGGCCCCAACATTAAATACTTGTAGTGGTGGTAATCGTGAACCAAAAATTGCTGACAATGTAATTCCTATTGAGAAAAATAAATTCTTATGGAGAAAGTTAACGCCCACAGAATGCGAAGCCTTACAAACAGTTAATCGTGGTTATACCGATCATGTATCGAATACTCAAAGATACCGCATGTTAGGCAATGGGTGGACGGTGGATGTTATTGGTCACATCTTAAAACCATTATTAGAAGATCAAAAAATTGTATCAATCAAATCAAAGGAGGAAAAATGACAAACGAAAGAAGTATTAAACAAACGTGGCTCGACAAAAAAGAGCGACAATTAGTTATAAAAATGGAAACCGCTTACGCAATAGCAGATGAAATATTTTTTAAATTTATAGATCATGAAGCATTACCGAGTGGTGTAAGGGAAATTTTTATAGAGGATGATATTGAAAACAATGGAACTAAAAACACCGAGATTGGAACCGAACTTTATTATTCTATTGAAAATAAAATAGTTGAATTATTAAAAAAAACTGAGGAGGCAATATGAAAACATTTAAACAAAGAGTTGAGCAACTAAAAGCTAAAGGTCATGGTGAGGGTAAATATTTACTTCAAGCTATTCCTAATAATGAGGAGGGTAGAGCCTTTATTAAAATGTTTCGTAAGCATTTAAATAGAGATTATTTTACACATTATACTCAAGGACGAAAAGACGAGGGTTCATGGTCGCATTCAATTACACCGAGTGAGGCTGATCATTTAGTTTTATATGTTGCACCAAAAGAAGGTAAGTATTTTAGACAAGTTGAGCAATCAGTAAATTCTAAATTACTTGATGAAACTAAATTAAAAAAACATCAACTAAATCTTTTAACACAACAATTAAATCTAATATCATTTGAGTTAGAGAAGTTAAAATAATGGAACTTCATTTATCTCAATTACTAATTGTATTGCCGTTAATAGGCATTGGTTATGGCGTATGGATTATTTCATCCGCCATTACTGAACATTTTATAAACCACAACGAAAGGGAAAACGACAATGAATAATTTTAAAATAGAAATCATTGAACGTAAGTATGCAACCGCTTCGGAAGCACAACAAGAAATCATGAGTAGAGATATGAATGATAAAGTTTTAAATGATAAGGCGTTTGCATTTAATATTCACGCTAACGAGGACGCTAACATTGAGGATTATGTATTCTATTCAGCTAAGATTTCTAATGGAGATCAAGTTTGGTATACCGATGAAAGCTATCTGCAACGAGCATGTTTAATGGAAAACATTGAATATCAATTACAAAGAATTGAACGTGGTCAAGAGCCAACATTTTTTGAGCAAGTTGAAGTTAGATTAAAGGCGGTACAATGACACCACAAAAAACCAAAACCGAAATCGATATGATCTGTAAAAGAAAATACCGCCATACCAATTGGGCAATCAAAGGCACATGTACTTTTGAAGAATTACAAGTAAACGAGATTGCTCACGTTGATAATGAAGAGGGTATCATTTACTTCAAAAACAAAGAATTCAATGTTTCGAGGTCAATATTATGAAATTTTTCTCACACAGATCATCGAGGATAAGCAATTTTGGTTGGGGCTTAGTGTTAGTACCCCTCCCAAATCGCAGAATTAGCTCGAATGCAGCTTTTGCTAAAAAGAAATTAAAAGTAACTAAACTGAAAGGAAAAAAGAAATGAATGAAAATGAAATAGAAAAATATGTAGTTTACAATCTAAAAACTAAACAAGAAGATTACAAATTTTTTAAAATACATAATGCGGAAGATAGAGCATTTTATTTAAATAGTGCTGTAATTTTAGAAGATGAAATTATACCTAAAACTACAAATTGGGTAGTAAAAGAAATTTTTAATAAGGAGAATAAATAATGAATGAAAATGAAATTGATAAATTAAGAGATGAACACACCTATACTAATATCAGTACTTACTCGATAACTTTTTGTCGCATGGATAGTGACGGCAATATGTTAAAAGATGATAACGGCAAGGTTATAGAATATCGAGCCGATGATCTAGTATGTGATGATTTATCTGAGGATTTAGAACTAGATGATTTGGAGGAAGTATAATGAAAGTAAAAGAACTTATAAAAGAATTACAAGAAGTACCTAATCAAAATGCAAGAGTAGAACTATACATTCCTGATGAAATAGAGAATGACGGTGGTAGTGATATTGTACGAAAAGATTTTGCAGTACATTCGTCACACGCTATGAATGAAGATGAAGATAATGCAGAGTATGTTGAATTATATGCTTTGATTGATTTACATGGTCATAAACACCCTTGTTTAGAAAGTGAGAACACATGGAAGAAGTAATTATCCAATCTATCTTAATGATACTAATTTTTTTACTTTAGATACCTAAAGCCGTACAAAGCGAATTCATACCTATTTTAAGGTTGTTTAGCTGTTTGGGATGGTGATGAGGACTATTGATTAGTGCAAGTGGCATAATGTCGTAAATACAGATTTTATCGACCGCCACTTGGATAACGAGACCACAATCAAGTAAAGCATTCTTAGCGTGATCGTATCTATTGCGAACTCGGATCTCAGTTTCCTCATCAATTAAGCCAAGACCTCTTGTGCTGCCGATTAAGTCAGCCGTGCTTGGGTTAACTGAACCAAAGATTTTGCGTCTGAGATTGCAGTATTGTTGACCAGCTTTCAACTGATACTCATTGATCAGACCACGAGCAAAAAGTACCCCAATTGCAGATTCCGCTAAGCTAGGATCACCAGGGCCAACTAACAATGCTCTCTTCATTTGCAATTCTGGTGTACCTACATCTCTAGCTGCAATAGGTTTCTTTTTGAGTTTCTTGTTTTTCTTTTTTCTCATAATTGCCTTTCCCATGTTATCAGAGAGGCGCTAAAATTTTTATTTTAGCACTCTCTTATTTATAAGAGGAACATCTTACCATCTTAAATTCGTTATATATTTCAACGACTTAAAGATGTTCACGCCTAAACTTTCAATGATCATCTTAACGCTCCGAATTCCTTAGTAAATTCAACGAGTTAAGACCATTTAAGATGTTCATGACCATCTTAAATTTGCCAACTTTTAAGATGTTCAGATCATCTTGAACCCCAAATCCTGAATGGCTATTCAAAATCATATTCACTCACCATCCATTTTACATTGCCTTTCGCGTCCAGCTCTTCTGCTCCAACTGGCTGCACTTCACCCGTGCCACCATTAACAAAATGGGTTGGTCGAATGGTCATATTGGTCTTGATACCTTTGGTATCATTGTCCCAAACAGGCATATCTTTGATACATAAAAACTTACCGCCTTTGATAATTTTCTCACCAACTTGCTCCCCGTCAAATAACATAATCCACCCTTGGGTCAGTAATGTTGACAGATTTCGCTTGATAGTAGAGGCTCCACCCAGACGATATTTGTCTGAAAATTTCAACGCAAATTGATTTTTATTGTAGTATTTACCCTTACTTGCCTCTCGAAATAGCAGCCCTAGGCACTTATTGACTTGATTAAATCGATCCATACTCATGTCATCCGTGATATTTACGCCAGAATCTCGATCAAATGCGTCCCCACGATCACACATATGTCCCTCATGATAGAAAACTGTCATTGGTTTTGGCTCCATAACTGCTCGTGTTTGAAAAAATAGTCTACGATCTTGCGTATCTTCGCTTGTTTTGGTGATGAATAGCCCCACATCATAAGCCCCTTGGATTGCTGAAGCCCCTCGAATAGCTAGGAATGGGTTTTCCATCATCTGATTTCTGTTAACTTTGTTCGAGTGATGAATAAGTATGATAGCAGCTTTGGGATTAATCTGATCTCGTAAGACCCAAATGCGATCTCGAATAAACTTCATCAACTCCACGTTAGAGTTTTCATCATCGCCCGCGAATATATTAGATAGTGGATCAAAGATAATAACTTGCGGTAAATCATTGCCACAACTTCGATCGACCCAATCTTTAACATCCTTAGAGCCTTCATCATCCAATACTTTAGTAAATCGATAAGTGAATTTAACATTGCGTTTTAATAATGCTTTCTCGGCCGGGTTTACTTTCACTGCTCTTAATCTTGCCGAGAGCTGGGCTTTTGACATCTCTGCTTGAACGACTACGACTTGCTGCGGTATTGGTACATCAAAACGATTGAGTAATTTATTTCCAGTGCCAATACAATATGCCATTTCTTGCATGAGTAATGATTTTTGCGACTTCGGTGGCCCAGCGATAACCATAAACTCACCCTCACGCAACAATCCTTCAATGATTTCTGGTGGTAGTGGGGTATCGTCATCCACAATATCCGCCCAATCATCACCTTCAAGTGCCACTTGCTCTTTTTTTATTTTTGGCGCCCCATGTTTGTTGTAGTGAATTTCAAAAATACGATCAAAATCTTTTTTAACTCGATCTAATTCCCATGGTGGATTAACTTTAGTTTGATTATAACCAACAACATCGTTCCAAGCCTCTTGCAATGTCCAATGACCTTCGAAGTGTCGAGTTAAACTCCACCCAATCGCTCGACCCATAGCTTCAAATCTAGTTTCACCTGCGTCTGCGCCTTCGTACACTTGCTCTTTGTACATGTCTTCCATTGGTACTTTGTTGTCACCTAAAGTTTTTTCGTTAACTTGTATCCCTGGCATGATTGCCATGTTATTAACGCTGTCGATTAATTCTTCCAGCTCATATTCAATCGCTGAGTGATTAGCTATGCGTACTTGATTAGCAACATTATTTTTTTGATGTATGCTTCCAGGGAGGCGAATAGGTTGGTGGGCCGATCCAAAACTAGGATCCGCTGCAATCTTTTGAGCTGCTAATTTTTGAGCCGAGGTGATACGAGTGATGTCAGTTCCCATGGCAGGTTCTGTTAGCTTCCAATACAAATGTCGCTTGTAAACATTTTCAGCAGTCTTACCGCCAGAATATATTTCTAAACTTGGTTGACCGAGTTGGGCAATGATATAATTTTTTGACGCTTCAATATCACCGCTATCGATATCAACCACAAAACATGGGTAGTTAATAATGTCACTAGCTTTTGCTTGATCTCTTGCAGCTACCGTTCCAGGGATAACATACACCCCCATTTTAAAATTACGTCCACGCTCAACTAAGGGTTTGAGGTGTTGGTGCATGTCATCTAAATTACTAGTTGGGATCCAATGTAATTGTTGATAGTGGCTCGTGCCGTCTACGCCCTTCTCCATAAACATACGAATAGGAATAAAGCCGTCACAATAACCATACAAAGTTTGTAGATACAACTTGATAGCGTCCGTATCTATGCGTGTTGGTTGACTGTAATCCGTGCGGAAATTATTCATTACCATCCGTATTCATCTTCGGGGTTCAAGGGCATTAAATTTTAGTTTCCTTTTTCTGTTTCTCTTGGGATTGGCATAGTTGCAAGGGTAATGTTCCCGGCAATAAATTCGTTAAAAGCTGCGTCTTTGTTGCCTTCAAAAATTTTCTCATGTTTATCAAAAATATCTAAAATTTGTTTTACTATTCCTGAATGAAAGTTACCCAAGATCTGTAATTCATCACGCAATAGTTCAGCGTCATTAGTACACTTCTCGACATGTTTATCGATCAACGGCTGTACATGTTTATTCATAGCTGCGAATACTTTCTCTAAAGTTTTTTCAGCTGCATCATTTTTCTCATAGTGGTTCCTCCAAATAATAATCAGTTAATAAATGGTCAGCGACATGACCAACAATAGTCATAGCGGTGCCGTCAGTTCTTCTTAGTTCTCTATCTGCAATCTCTCTTAACCCTGCGGTTGGATCTTGAAATTTTTGTATCATCTCAGTTAAATAAGATGAAAAGACTGCAACATAGGAACCTTTGTTATTGATATCTTCCTGGTATTTATGAAAGATTTTAACCGACATTAATCTGCCATCAGGCATAGGTCGGTATTGTGCATTAATATAATATTTACCTGTCTCATGTAGGCATTTGACAGTTACACCATGTCTACGCCAAGGTTCTTGAAGTGTTGTTTGCATTAGTTTTCTTTCTTTAGTTGTTAAATTGCTCGTTCACCCCAACAAGTTTTACGATAGTCACACCACTTACATTGAAAATATGATGGATCATTAAAACTTCTGGGTAATAGTTCGCCACGTTCGGTAGCGGTAATAATTTCAAAGGCTCGATCAGAATATTGTTGGGCAACTTCAGCGTCATAACCCACAAACTCATGCCAAACTTCAGCCGTATCTTTATTGACTGAAGTAAACCAACATAGATTGTCAGTTAATTTCATGAATGCCATGTAGAGCTGGACTTGTACATAGTAACCATAGTGACTTTGCTTCACGCCTTTTTTCTTATACTCATTGAACTTAGAATTTTTCATTGACTTGGCTTCCCATAAACATGGAAACCCTCTGACATATTCTTCTATGGTGTCTCGATCTTGCACCCAATCCTCAATGCCTTTGATAATGCCATCACAGTGGCCAGATACTTTGCCTTCCTTGCCAACATTAAGAGTGAACTCCCACTGCTTACCCGTTTTTGGATTAACATCTTGTAAAATAATGCCACCAGTACGCATCCAATCCACCATAAGTTCCTCTGACTTGTGACCAAAATCAAAAATTCTTAAAGTCTTACCTTGAAAATCAAAATCTTTCTCTTGACCCATGTAGCCGTATTGCACTTCACGTTGACAGTCACGACCGATAGCTGATGGCCCAAGGTATTTTCGTCTAGCTTGTTTTTTATTCTTAGCTTCGATACCTGTGTCTAGGGCTAATGCAACTTTCTTATTAAAAAGTTCACCAGGGGTTGGACTGAAATTAGTGTTAAAGTTCACTTATAAAATCCTTGAAACCAACGACTAATTTTGCGTAATACGATTGATTGATTTTCAATGTAATATTGCATACGTCTATAAGTGGTGTAACGTGCCTTAGTTTCCTCGACAATCTGTCGTCTCAACAATGCATTCTCTTGTTTTAATGTGTTGTATTCTTCTAAAGTTATTTCGATCATTTTGTTTCCTTCCGTCATGGTTAATTAATTCCTTGTAATAATTTCACTATCTCGTTGAGATAAAATTGTGCTTTCTGATAATCCTCAATGGGTTTGCCTTTGTGAGGCGCTCTCCAAGTGTATTTTTGTACTTGCCCACGGCAATAGGCTAGGTAGCCTTCAATACCCAACATAGATTTGATTGAATCCTTGCATTCTATTTCGCCTTGCTTGTAATGCGGTGGGTGGTTTACCATATCATCGGTCATAATAATCTCTCTTTACTTGTAATAATGTTTGTAATGCTTCTTCGCTGTGAATTGGTTTGTTGGCTTTATGTTTTTCAAAAGGACATTTAACCAAACCACAAGGGAATGATACTTTGCGTGGCATAGCTTCGGTCCCATAACAATTGATTGAACATAGACCGCATTCACCCACGACTTGTTTGTCTTTAACCATTTTTTTAACCAATGAGTCTGACCGATAAAGTTTATCATCTAATGCAGCTTCCAATATAGGTGCCAACGCTTGGTCTTTGTTGCGTTTGACAATGGTATGAATAATCATTTGAAATGTAATTAGAGTTTCTTTGAACCTTGCGTCTAATAGGTTCAGCTTCTCTTCGAGTACCTTGCGTTTTACTTTCCATGGTACATGTACACCCCTTGCTCTTTTTTTTCTCGGTCATGCAACTCTACGTCCCTCTATTAAAGCGATGTCTCGAATGAGAGAGCCGTAAAACTTCCACTTGATCAAAGCGGTTGCTCGATACTTAGTCATGGAATAATCATGTTTGAATTTGTTGTTCAGCATTTTTTGCTGTTTGTCAGTAGGTCGTTGTTGTAACCACGTTCGACTTTTTTTAGCAGAGTCACCTTGCTCATGCTTACACATAAAATCATTAGCGACCGCTAGTGCGTGTAATCTTTCACCAACAAATAATTTGTATGCTTGACGACCTTCAACTCTACCAATGGCGCACCAAGTGGTAGGATTTAGTTGTAACATCATAGCGAAACAATCAAACCCGGTAGCCATAAAGGTGTCTCCCTGGCCGAATAAATCTACCCATAAAAATGGTGATTGTTTTAATAGATCAACTTCACGCATTTTAAAATCAATGACAATTTCTTTACCCATTGATTGAATGCGTTTATTTTGAAAGCTGTACTCACAAAATGGACACTCTAAAGAAGCAAGAGGAACTTCTGCCAAACATTCTGGACAAGTTTTGTGGGGGGAGGTTCCAGAAGGTTTTTTATCCGTCTCTAGTAAGTTTACCTCTTGCTCTAATGTGCCGTGAAGGGAGGAGCTAATACCAAAATCCAACACGATACAATCTCGTTTATCGACACCAGGGAATTTATCTGGATCAACAATTCTTAGACCTCGACCGATCATCTGAATCATTGTTGATTTATATGATGAAGGTCTAAGAAGGATAACGCAGCTTGTAGGTTGACTGTCAAAACCTTCAGTTAAAACCATAACGCTAATTAAAACTTGGGTATTACCATAGTCGTAATTTTCGTAGATCTCTTTTCTCTCAGCTTCTGGTGTCTCACCTGTAATTAACTCTGCATTAATGTTACTACTCATGAATTCATCTAACACGCTTATGCCGTGGGCCACTGTCGAACAAAAGATAATGGTCTTACGATCACCAGCTTTGTCCATCCAATGTTTTACCACTGACTTGTTGTGTGCTTGTTTATTCATGATGTCCTCAACGTCTTGCATGTTGAAGTCGTTCATAGTTTGTCGAACTTCTTTTAACTTATCGTTACAACCTAAATCGATTTGATAAGTTACTGGTGGTACTAATAAACCACTCATAATTAATTCACCGATATGTACTTGATCGGCACAATTGTTCCAAATCTTACCTAAAGTTTTACCGTCACCTCGATTAGGTGTAGCGGTAACTCCAAAGATTTTTAAATTGGGGTTTAAAGATTTAGCGTGATCTAAAATTTTTAAATAACTATCACTAGCTGCATGGTGGGCTTCATCAATAACACATAAGTCTATTGGTGGTAGGTTCCATAAGTTTTTTTCACGGCTCATAGTCTGTGCCATGGTGAAAATTGTTTTACCGCTATAGTCTTTGTTGTCACCATTGACAATGCTAGTAGCGATACTTGGATTTAATCTACTAAATGTTCCTAGATTTTGGTTCGTGAGTTCATCACGATGTTGAATAACTAAAGTTTTATTAGATTTTATCTTGCCGATAATATCTGAAGTGACAACAGTTTTGCCATAGCCTGTCGCTGCTACCAAAAGGGTATTACCTTTTGTATTAAGTGCTTCAATGCACTTGGTTACTGATTCTTCTTGGCGAGGTCTAAGAATCATTCGTATCCTCTGGCTCAAAAAATATTTCTATTTCATCGTCTTGGTCTACATTGACTTGTACATTTTCTATTTGTACTCCAGCGTCTTGTAAAAATTCTAGTATAGAATTCTTTGACCTAGTTTTAACTCTTTTAGCTTTTTCTTTTGCAAAATTTATAACTTTTGACATTATTACCCCTAACGGGCGTAGGTAGGAAGGTGGGTAATGAACGAACCCTTGTAACGACCTACGCCCTTAATTTTTTATGTGTAGCTTTCTCGTTGCCAAGAAGGTTGCGCCCATTCGCCTTCCGCTGGTGCGGTAGGTGATGTCATTGCTTGATCTAGTTTACCTAAATCAGAAGCATTAAATTCAGCAGCTTCATCTTTTGGTATAAAAGTTTTCAAGTTGGGTTGTCTACTAGCCATGATGGTCTGATATTGAGGGTCGTTAGGAAGTATAATCTTCTTAACTGAGTTCTTATCATCAGGGTAATCTGGGTTTGTGCTTTTCTCTAACTTGAGAATTGCAGCAAACTCTAAACCAGTCATTGCCATAAAACCGTCATCGCCAAGGTTAAACACAGCATTGTTTGAACCATCGTTCATGACGTTATTTGCAGAAGATAATACATCACCAATAAAAGTCTCACTCATTTTTAAATGCATGAGAATTTTTTTGTACTTGGCAGCGTAATTATTTGCTGGGCTACCTGATGTACCGTTTCTTATTGCGTCTTGGATTTTTGGATAATGCGTAGCTTGAGTTGCATCATCGATTGTATTAAACATTTCCAAGGTTGGTTTGTCTGCAAGATCGCTTTGGATAGGGTGATAGGAATTCATCAACTGTGCATTGCCATGACTTAATACAGTCATAGTAAAAGGCACTTGCCATGTTCCAGCTCCACTTAGATAAGCCTGATCTTGAGTTTTTACACCATTCTCAACTTGTTTTTGAAGGTGCTTGTGATTGATCGCAATGCCTAAAACCACGGGAGTTCCGTCTGGTAGGGCTTTACGTTCGTTTGTTTCCATGACTATGTTGTTCTCTTTTAAGAACTGATTCTTAGATTCAGCATGAGCCGTCATAGTGGCTTTACTAAAATCTGTATTAAAGGTATTATTCATAAGTTGTCTCCTTTGGTTTTGGAACAATAGGGGTAGAGATTGGTTTGGTTGTGCTTACTTTATTCTCTACTCCGCTACTTCCTTGCATTTTTTTGAACAAGTTTCCCCATAAAGGCTGTTCAATTCCCTCCAAGCGTCCGCTTCTATCTTTAGCAGGATACCCTCCAGGGTTGGGGCTAGTACAAACAAAAACTCTTTCGGGCTTTGTTGTGTCGTCTTTTTGTTTCACTGGAATTACCGCAAGTGTAATTACTTCGTCTACAATTCCAGGAAGTTCATTCTTAATTCGTCTACCTTCAGCTTCAATGACATAAGACTTACGACCTAAATCGTCTTCCTCAGTATTGAGTTTGCATGAAAATATAACTGTTTTCTCATGATTGTGTTGCCAATGGCGTAACGCACTTAGTACATCTGTTGCCATGTTTCCATAAACCCTCATCATATTATTTGATGTTTCTAAGGCTTTATGGTGGGCAAAGGCTCTCTTAGTTAGATCCGAGATACTGTCGATAAAGAACACGTCAGCGTCTTGAAACATTTTTTTCTCAGCCTCAACATTGTAACCAGCTTGACTTCTTCTGCTCATTACACTGTCGTGGTGATTTTGTGACATTGGGCTACTTGGATGTGCCGACTTATCTGGCCCACATGCTAAAACAGTTATATCTAGAAAGTCTTGAAACTCACCAATCTTAATTGTTTGAACATGATCACCAGCTTTAGTGCGTAACCATTGGTTGACAGTCATTAATCCACTTTCAATATCAAGTACAATAGTCTTCATATGTTTAGGGATAGTTTGAATAGTGTAAGTCTTGCCTACACCATACTGACCTGTTAATAAGATCTTAGGCCCTTGGCTTTCCAAGTGTGTAGCCCTTTGATCTGGGGTTATTATAGAATATCCGTTCATTTGAGATCCTTTACAGTTAATTTATATGAGGGGGTTTTTTCAGTGATAGTTCTATGAGGCTCTAGAAATCCTCTAACGGCTTTAGCTAATGGTTCGTCACTTGCTTTAAGTTTAGTCCAATTAGTCTCAGATACTTCTATCTTTACAGTCACTCCACACTTATTTAATTGTTGAAGAAACTCCATAGCCTTATCATCTATATTACTAACGACCTTTAACATTGCCTTAGAATCCCACTTAATAGCTGTTGGGCTAGAAGCAGACACAGATACTTGTGGATTCTTAGAATCATTCCAAGATACTTGGCCGATAGTATTCTTTACCTTCCTAGCTTCTTCCGCATGGCTGCTAAATAGGGTAGATAACACATCTTGAAATTGCAACGTCCGCAACTTTGTGTAATCTGCCGAACTTTTAATTTGTGACTGGATCTCAAGTAGATCGTCAGTATCTAAATTAACAGCACCATTGGGGTTTTGTGAGAGATCATCTAGTATTTCTAATGTTAAATTAGACTTTTCGTGAGCATTTTGCATTTTTTTACACCTTCCTAATGTAGGCAGACTACTAGAAACTGGAAGGTATGCTCGGATTAGAAACTAAATAATCTGCCTTAAAATTTGTTGATTCGAAGCATACTCGAACCGTATGTAGACTTTTTACAGTAAAAATATAAATGCTTCAAGTATTAATTTTATCAATTCAAATAAATATTAATGCACATGCTATGTAAAAAAAACTTGACAACAATTTACAATTGTCTGTAATGTGAAAAAATTATCAAAAAAAATATTTTTATGTTGCGAAAAAATTTAACTAATATTATAGAAAAAGCTAAAGTGAGCAAACCTACAGATATATCTACAGAGTCAAACGCAGGTATAGGATCATATTTTGACAAAGAGGGTAAGTATGTACAGCGCAGACCCGAAGATAATTTCTATTTTATTATTGACAGAATTCAGACTAAGCACGGTTTAAAGTTAAACGATGTTGCTACTAAAACAGGCGTTAGTGTTAAGACTTTATACAATATCCAAAAAGAATATAGAGAACCTGGTGAAGGTCACACTACTACTATTGGTGTGATTAATAAGGTATTTGCTGCTTACCCTAAATTTAAAAAAGAGTGGGAAGAATTTAAGGCAATTATGCCAATTGATAAAAAAGAGGATGTGGTTACAAATCTTACTTTTGATAAAGATATGTATGCAACTATTCCAGTGTTGGGTAATTGGTATTCACAATTTGATGACTGTTCTATTTCTTCATTAGAACCGCAGCAAACGCCACAAATGCTATTTCCTAAATTCGTTTTAGGGGTAGGTGGTTATCAAGACGGACAGTCTTTAAAGGGTTGGTATGCTTTAAACTCACAATCTCCCACTTATAGTGGTGTTAGTATTATGGCTGAAATTGGTGATGTTATTCCTGGCACTAAAATATACAGAGCTTCATTGAATAATTGGTCAATCATTAAATTTAAAGATCAAAAAAGATATTTTAAAGGTTTAATTTATGCGTGTTTAGTACCTTCTAAAAGTGGTTTTGTTAATTTACATTTATCATATAGTAACTATGAAGCTGAAGGTAAATCACCAACTAAAGTTATTAACGATATACCAATGTCAGATATTGAATACACAATTCCTTTTGTCTTAACAGTAAGTCAAGTCACAGTCGGCTTATGGCAAAGCAGAATCCAAAACCAAAAAATAAACAACAATGACGAAAAGATTAAAGAATAAAAAAGAGATTGCTACATATTTAGGATTAAGTTATCCCAATTTTTTGGCCAAAGAACACCGTTTACAGGCTGTTGGCTTCCCTAAATTAGAGCTGGTTGTTAACCGTTACGACATAAAAAAAGTCGATGCTTGGCTAGACAATGACACAATTCAGCGGGATAGTGGCTTAAAAAAACATTATGAAAGTAAACTATCCCTACTTAAAAATAATCACTAGACGATCTCGTTCTAAAAAATCTAAAAAAATAATTAAAAAATACTATTACTATTTTCGTAATAAAAAATTACATAAAATAAATGTATCACCAGACCATCCACAATTTCATAAAATGTATACCGCAATTGATAGCAGCTTCGATGGTGCTACAACTCATGGTACTATTGAGTGGGCTTGTGATTGGTATCTAAAATCAAAACATCATAAGTCTCTTAGTGATTTTTCACAACGAGATGATAAAAAATTTTGTAAGGCTTTAAAGGAAGTGATAGGTGATTATAAATTAAATTTAATTACCGCTATAGATGTTAGAGATTTTAAAGATGACTATGCTGAAGTTAAATCTAACGATGCAGCTAATAAGATTTTAAGTTTTATGCGTAAACTTTTTAATCAAGCTGAACTAAGAGAGTTGCAACCAATTAATCCGTTTGCGAAATACGGCAAGTTAGCAACACTACCTAGGGATCAAAGGTGGGAAGATGATGAAATAGCTTTAGTGCATAAACATAAGGATGACTTGCATCCAAATAACTATTTAGTTTTTTTAATGGGATTGTATACGCTCCAAAGAATTGGAGACATTTTAGACCTAGATCGAGATCAATATGATGGTAAGAAAATATCTTTACAACAAGCAAAGACCTTGAAGAAATCAAGGAAATTGGTGGGTTTTCCAGTACATAAAGATTTAAAAATTGTACTTGATAAAAGTTTACAAGGACACAATCATCATAAACTGTTACAACAAAATTCGTACTGGAGTTTTAGAAAAGATTTTGATAACTTCAGACGCAAACATAATTTGTCGCAAAAAAGATTTCATGATTTACGCAGAACAGGAATGGTTAAAATGGCTGAGTTGGGAGTAAATGATATTATGATCTCGGCTGTATCTGGTCATAGTCTTGAGTCTACTAAAAGAATACTTGAAACTTACTTGCCGAGAAATTATAAAATGGCAAAGAAAGCAATGGATACTTGGGAAAGTGGAAACCCCTAACGCAAAAGTGGAAACCCCTAATTAATTTTTCGCAGTTTTCTAGTACGGCTCGATAGCTCAGTTGGTAGAGCAAAGGACTGAAAATCCTCTGGTTTATGCCCTAAGTCATTGATTTCATTGGATGGGGTTTCCACTTTGGAGTAAAAAAAACTCTATATAAATCAAGAAAAATAAAATTAATTGGAAACCTTTTTTCCGTATAGTTTTGTCCAAGACCAACTATTAATCTTACCTGCGTACTTATTAATTATTTTTAATATTGTTCTCATCTATTTATCTGAGTAGTGGGTTACTTTGCTCTTCTTTAATCTCATTTAATTTGGCTTCCATGTAGGCTATGGCAGCTTCGTTGATTTTAATAAGTGCTTTCATTGCTTGTAAATCTGTTTGTAAGACTTCAAGTTCTTCGCTTAAACCATCTTTTGATTCTGCAATGCGATCATGAATTTCTGTAAGATCAATTGATTGAACTTTCTTTTTTTCAATGACATCTAGTCTTTGGTTAAATGTACCCCAGGTATAAAAGCCACCTCCGATTGCTGAAACCAATGCTATAAGCATTCCCACTGTTTGTAGTTTAGATATTATTTGCATTTTTTAACTCCATTAATTTTTTATATGCGTCTTCTGTTTTAATTTTAAGTTTTTCTTTTTTTATTTCATGAGCGGTTACAGGATCATCAACTGACAAAGAAACTTGTTGCTGATATATCTCATAATCATAACCGACTAAATCTATTTGCTTAAAGAAATCCATGTTACCGTCAGGGAAGTCTAATTGGTTCTCAAAGAAACTTTCATTAATTGCATTGTAACTAGCAAGACTTACTTCTTGTTGAATAATATCTCGGCTTAAAATTTCACTGACTACTGACAATGTTACTTCAACTTTTTGTCGTACATTAGTTATCTTATCGGCAATGGCTTTTTCAATTTGCACAACTTTAGTATCTTCTAGCTCAACTACTTCTTCTTCGACTGATTCGTCAGCGACTTCTGGCTGTTCGACTGGCTCTTCAACGTCTGCTGTCTCTTGCGGTTGCTCTGCGATAGGCTCCTCTGTAATGGGTGATTCATTCTCAATGGCATTTTCTTCAACTACCTCTTCGCTGATAACTTCTTCTTGGTAGGTTTCTTGGATTGGCGTTTCTTCTTGATAGGTTTCTTCATCGGTGCTTGTGGAAAGAATAGGTTCTTCAACCATTGCAATCTCTTCATTAGAATTTGTTTCAACATAATTATCCTCACTATAGTTGGTTGGTTCATCGATTGGTCCTGTTGAGACATCATCTTGATTATTAAGTGTAGGCTCATAGGTTTCAATAAATTCTTCTTGATTAAACTCTTCTTCTTGATATGGATCGGTGTCATTATTTAAAGTTATTAAAGACAACTCATTTTCATTGTCTAGTGACACACTAGTTTCAAACTCTATTTCAAGTTCAAGATTTTCTTCAACTGTAATATTGTTTGGTTCAAAGTTAATTTCTTCAGCATCGAAGTACTCAACGTCAAAATAATCGTCAGATATAAGTACAGTTGCTTCATCATAATTAAAATTATCTTCTTCATATGTGTAAAGATCTTCTTCATACTCATATTCAAAATAAGTAATGTCAGTATTAGGAATATTAAAAATTTCTGTTTCTTCGTTGGGGTCATAAATATCTATCCATTCCTCTACATCTATGCTTTCAATCAATTCTCCCGCTGCTACAATTTCATCGTTACCGGGACATGCGTTAGGTATCTTTTCATAACAGTAAACTGTATCTACAGAGACCGTGTTTGTGTAAGTATTGTAACTCACATTTAACGAAGGCGATTTCAAATCAACGCCAGCATGGCCTCCGTTGTAATTAATTTTAGTATCATCTAAAATATCAAAATCAAACCGAGCGGTTAGAGTTCCATGTTGAATATCTGCACTAGGGTTTACAATCAAAGTATTTTGATAAGGATAAAACTGATAGTTATGATTAGTAGTATCTTCTAGAAGTAAAATTTGTGTTGTACTATCACCATTAGATGTTGTTGCAATTTGTGTCATGGTAAAAGTTGATGGCACTGAGTTCCACCATCGAGCTTGAACACCAAACACACTAGTAAAACCACCTTGAAGTTCTTGTAAAGTAAAGTAATCTTGTGAGCTAAGTGTAGTTTGTGCATACGTTCCATCTTTACCTGTCAGATAAAGAGACTCATTACTTAAATCACTTGAGTCTGGAAACATAGTTCCAACCCAAGATCCATCAATCCAATTTTCACTAATAAGATTAGAAGTAGTTACAGATGTACCATGCGCGTGATAAGTAGTTGTCGTGGTGTCCCCTATAGATGGCCAGTCTTCTTGTATCTCAACTAAATCGGCTAAACTATTGGTTACCCAACTTAACAACACCACCAGAGTGGCTAATGACGTTAGTAGTTTCATCTTTATTTTCCTCTTGCTCAATTTTTTTATCAACTGAATCTATGTAACGAAGGTCTTTAGTATAAGTCTCATAGTCAGGTCGTAACTTAGGATACTTTTGATAATGCTCTTCGGCCTGACTTCCAATCAAACCCATGTAAGGACAATGAGTTGAGGCATGAGCCATAGAAAGAAAAATTCTTTCATCAGTACATAGCAACGCCAAACTTGCAACTTTCATACCCATTAAGTGTAAAGTTTTAGCAAGTAAAACTAACTCACACGTTAAATCTCTTTGATGACTTGCAACTGAAACACCAAGACCAAATTTTTGAATACCACCAGACACTGATGATGTACAAACCATTTGATTCATGTTGCCGATTGCCGCTGCATTGGCACTAGGTACGACTCTTGTGTCGCCTGTAAAACTGTTATTAGTACTATTAGTAGTGTTAGTAGTCGTGGTGTTAGAAGATGAACCAGATTGATAATTAGTGGTACTATCTGTTTCTGTATGCATTCCGCCTGTTATGGCAGTATTTGTTCCTGAACTATTAGTTTGTGTATTAGTTGTTGCTTCTGCACCAGTAACGTCTGCCATTGCTTGATCCATTAACCAACCAAAAACAAACAATACTAATGTGATAATAATTACCATTGTTAATATATTCTTTATCATCTTCTTGCTGCCCTTCGATATTTTTTTTGTTGTTTACAACACTCACCACGCTGATTTTTATTTACAGTATGGTTAGTGCAAGTTCGTGAGTGATCAGTCATTCGTTCTTGATTCTCTTTTAAAAAATCAACTAACTGAGTAAAAGTTTTTACTTTGCCTGTGGAGGGGTGAGAGTAATTAGACTTCTTCGCCATATCTACTTTCACAATAAAACTCAAAGCCTTGAAGCTGATCACCATATTCTATTAAAAGTGGTGCTAATAAAGTCACCTTGTTGTCTGCGATAAATTCGTGACAACTCCATGTGTCTTGAAAAGATCTTTGTAGGTACTCTCGACTGAATTGTTCACCTTCATAGAACGTCAGCATTATTGTGATTACAAAAAACATTATTTTTTAACCAACGAACCGCCAAAGTATAAGCCAATAATAGCTGACACTAAGTTAGTATCTAACGGAGTTATAACTAACCCTTTGAGTGGTACCCAATTCATTACGTCTTTGCCTTCAATAAATAAAAACCCTGGTCTAAATTCTGTAAAGCCCACAACGACTGGTGTGTCTGGTGCAATCAATGGTACGATTTTAGGTAGTACTACGATTGCAAATACAGAGACTAATGCAATAATTCTTCTGGTCCATTGGAACCCTTCATTCTCATATTCTCTTGCTTCCTTAAAAGCTGCTGTTTGTACTTCAGCTCTGGCCAATAACATTTTTTGTTCTGCTTGTTTGGCTTTAATATTTTGTGACCATATACTCATAACTCCACCTAACACGGTTGAGCCGAGCATGGTAATCATCTCGAACGGCATTTTGTTTTCTCCTAGTTATTTTTTGAAATTAATTTGCAAAGTTTAATAAAGTCTTTTTGCTTTAAGTCATTCTTTGCAACATTCACATCGGCACATACCAACTGAACATTTTTTTTTGTGTAACCCTTGTCGCTGTTAATGCGATCAATACTCATATTGGTATTGCATTTTTTTTTTAAACCAATAATCCGGGTCATAGGCCTATGTGATAAGGCACACAAACCTTTTTGTTTTTTTAATAATTTTAATAAGAACTCAACATCAACCGCTATCGGTATGTTACCGTGGCGATTAGATCTTTTACTGTGACTAATTTTTCTTCTTAAAAATGAAGCATCGCTTCTAGCATAACGCTCTTGCATTTGTTTTTGTTTGCAAATTTTACAAGCGTCAATGGTCGGAGTTTTCCTATGAGTATTATTAACATAAAATTCTTGTACTGCTTTTTCTTTTTTACAAATACGGCAAACGTGCCTTCTTTGATGAAGCATTCATAAACCAAACCGAGCGTCCAGTTTGTTTAAAATATCAGACCAAACATAGATTGGACTGTATCTGCAAATATTACTGACAACATTATAGCAAATCCAACAGCTAATTTATAGAGTTGGTTAACACTTTTCTTTAATTCCTGTACCTCAATTGAGAGGTTTTCCATTTGATTGTCGCGCATAATTAATACTTCCTGTGATAGTAGTGCAACCTTCTTATCTAATTCGATGATTGCTTCTCGATTTTGTTGTGATTGGGTAGCCATTTACTTCATATCCTTTATATATTTTAAATATTCTGGTCGTTGAGATTTTCTTAATTTCTTAACTGTGTTGATTGCCCTAGGATTTCTAAGGTTTCTAAACATTCTGCGGATGTAACCATTGTTAATAGGAATATCATCCTCTCGTGCTTCAGTTCGAATACGATTTAATTCTTCTCTAAACTTTTCAGGATCAGTTTTAGCATAACGTGTATATACATATGCCATGTCGGTATAAACTTTTTTGGTTTCACGATCTAAATTGTTATCATCAAACATTAATAGTTCATTTAAGTCAGACTCTAATGAGAACTTAGTAGGGCGACCACCAATCATATAGTTGAATACATCAAGTCTAGATACTTTATTACTAACTACTTGCCCTGATTTGTAACCACTAGTGTAAACAATATTAGATGGACTGGCTAAGTTCTTCATAACTGTTTCAGCATACAATTGTAACGTACTCATATCGGTTGTCGCTAATACTGCCAAGTCTTGACCGCCTGCTAACATCTCAATACCTTTTAGTGGTTTACCAATACCACTTGTAATGTTAACTGTTTGATCACCAAAAGTAGCACCAGCTTCTTGTAGTTTACGAGCGTTAATTAAAGTAGATATAAACGGACCTTTAAATTGATCCATTAAGTTATCACCGATACTCAAACGATCATTGTAAGGAATAAATCTATTACCTAAACCAACCCTAGATGATATATCTTGGCCAACTAAAGTAGGTAAACCTTTAACAAAAAGATCACCCATCATACCAGTGGCTTCACCGTTAGCATGAGCATCTAAATTAGTACGCATTAAAAATTTAACTGGTGAATATTCATCACCGAATAAGGATCTGATTAACCAATCAAGTGCTTGTAAACCAGGTAAGCCTAATGCTCCCGCTAGTATATAAATGTGTAGTAATTGTTTTAACATTACCTTACGCATCTCTTTAATTCTAGCGACTGCTTCTTCGGCAGTCTCAATAGTGCCATCGTCTTTTTCTAAACGAGTTTTTGGATTAAATGGATTGAGTTCAGCATCTTTCCATATACCTAAAGTAAATGCAGTTTGTTTGAATAAGAAGTTTTTAAATTGAGTTCCAACTTTTAAACCTTTTATTCTTAAAATTTTTGATGTATCAGATTTGTCATAGAAGAACTGTGTATCGTTCCACGCTTTTTGGCCATCAAATCTAGCTTGTTTTTCTGTCTTGCCGTTGTTGGTAGCTCTAGTATGTCCTGCCGTATAAGCCATCATACGGTTAAAGACTTCTGCTTTTTGAAATAAGAACATAGAGTACTTAGCAATAGTGCCACGATCTAAATTCATTTCAGTACCATCAGTAAATAGACCTTGGTCTACATCTACACCACCTTCATCAAATCTTTGATCCCACATAGTAGTAAACTCAGTGTCAGTACCAGTCATTTTACCACGAGTATAACGTGAAAGAATTCCATACGATTGTACTATTTCGCTGTAACTATAAAGTGCTGAAGTATTAATAACAGTTTGCGATAAGTTAACAATCGGTGATAGTAAGTTCATAAACATACCTAATTTAGTATGTGCTGAGATACCTAAAATTGCTTGTATAGTAGGATCAAAAACTTTAGTTGATCCATCTTCGGATACTATACCTGCGTCTGAAGAGGCTTTTACTCTGCCGTAGACCATCATTCCTAACGGTACACCTATAATTAAACCAATAACAGGAGCGCCAAAAATACCTACGACACCTGCAGCTCCTAATCCTGTCATACCAGAATAAAGTGTTGCTCGATCTAAGCCTTTAACTTTACCTTTAGTTAAGGTGTCAATACTATTATCAACTGTATTAAAAAATGAATCAAATACACTATCAAATGTATTTTCGAAACCGCCTTCAACATTACTAATGTCATTGATAAAGTTTCTAAATTCGTCTTTCATTAAGTTATCAACTGATGAATACTTTCCATCGTCTAATGCTTGTTGTATTTCATTAGCGTCATATTTCATTTCATCTAATATTAAGAAACGCATGACGTTTTGAATATGTGAACCTAATATCTTTTGAGTGTCAGTTGAGTAACCTTCAGCACCTAATCGTTCTTTTTCAAATGAAGCGGTAACTCTTCTATCACCCATTTTAACATTTAAGTCTCTATTAATTTGAGCTAATGATTGTCTACCTGTTCTAACATCTTCTAATTGATCCGCAGTTAAAGATACTGCTAACTTTTCAATTGTTTTATCATTAAGTATAGTTGCACTGACAGCACTGTCAGCCCAAGTTGTTCCTCTATTTACAACAACAATTTTATCGTCTTTATACTTAGGGTTAGCTTCAATAAAATTTTCCGCTGCTTGTCTTGCTTGAGCGTCTGTATCAAAATAACCTTGCTCACTAAATATGTTTTTAACTTTACCGTCCGCGCTAACAATTCTAACACTATGACTACCAAACCATATATGAGGCAGATAACCATCATTAGTTTTAATATCAAACTCAGGTTTTATTCTAGAGTTCTCAATATCAATCATTACAATTTGACGATTTAATTCTAATTGATATGGGTTACTATTTTTGTAACCTCTCTTATAACCAATCTCTTTTTCAATTTCTCTAATACGATCGTTTAGTCTATTAATATTTTCTTCTCTAAGTTTAGCTTTCTCAGCGTTTCTTAATTTAGGAGTACGATAAACTCTTTTAAGTTCATTATATATTTCTTCACGTTCCTTTAAAGATTCAATAATATCAATCTCGGCTCTTTCTGCTTCAAAATCAGCTTTAGCTTTAGCTATAGCTATTTCTTGAGCTGCTTTCACTGCATCACTTTCCATGATTAATTTTTCTAATTGTTTGCCGTTTGGGTTATTAACTTCTGGAAAATCTTTTTTAGTAAACTTCATTGACCAACCGTCAGGAAGTGCTACTACATAACCTAATATATTTTTAGTCTTAGGATCTTTAATACGTTCAACAATTTCAACTTTACCTGCATCTTTAAACTTAGGTGTTTCAAGACTATCAAATGTTTTTTTTACGTCAGCTAATAAGTCGTTTAATCTTTTAGTAGCTTTAGGTCTGATGTTGTCGTTGTGTTCGTTAATTAATGTACCAAGTTCATCAAGGGTGTTACGAGTTTCATTGTAACCATCAATACCTTCTTTAGTTAACTTGATTGTTTTATCACCAATAACAATACCTTCTTGTAATTCTGCTAATGAGTACTTTTTACCTTGGCGATCACCTTCCACTATAACTGCGGATACATCTGCACGTTCAGCTTCAGGAACTTTACGCCAAACATCATTGTATCGCTTAAAGATACGACTCATTTTTGAGGTTACACTTTGTGTATTAAATTGAAATTTTTCTATAACTTTTCTAACTTGAGGATAGACATAAGTACCATCAGGATTACGCATACTCCAAAGTTTTAACGGGCTTTGTACCCACTTTAAAAAATTTACTTTCCATTTCTTAGGTGCTTTCTTATCTGAAGTACCATCACCGTCACCGCTATCACTTTCAACACCAGCTTCATCAGGCACAATTGGCTCTGCAAGTTCTGCAAGTTTTTCTTCTTCAGTCATCTCATCCACTATAACTTTAGCTTCTGCCTCAGTACGTTCAACGGACTTTTCAACTGCTTCAACAATTTCTGGGTCTTCTATAATTTTACTTATGGGTAAACCATCTTTTAACTCACCGTTAAAACCAATATTAGTGTCTATGGATCTGTCAATGACACCTTCAAAGCCTAAAGGTTGATTTCTATCTTCAACAACCCCCAACTCATTCATGACAAATCGTTCATCTAAATACTTTTGAATTCTTTTATCTGTAATATTAAACGGAGCTTTCTCATTTGGAACTCCATATCGGCTTGTTGCCTTTTGATCTTCAGCCGTATCAAAACGACCCCACGATGTAAAATTACTTCTTATACCAGGAGGTGGTTGTTTGTTAGGGTAATCGTGCGCCCACAATGGATTTTGTGATCTTGTTTCATACATTTTACTAATGCTGTCAACTGGAGTAATTGTGTTAAATAGGCGTTTCCAAAACTCTGCAACTTTTGCAAAAAATTTTTCTGATAAAGTTTTTGGTGGAATATTAGTTAATGCCCAACGTGAACTTTGTTCAGCAAACCATTCTGCAAAACTCCCATGATATGCTTGATCCTTATTTGGTATCTTATAGTCACGTTTTTTACCTGGTCTCTCAACACCACCGCTAACAACAGTTTCACCATATTTAACTTCATAATTTTGAAAGTCAGTAATGTCTTTCATCAACGCATCATTATTAAAACTACCATCGCTGTTGCGATATATCTCAGCAGTATGTTGATTTCCAGCAAAAGCAGCTAACCTACTTAAAGGGTTACTTTTAGTAAACGTTAAGTTCTGATATGTTTTACCTATTTGTAAATATTTAAGATAATCAAGAAGAACTGCTCTTTTAGTTGCAGTATCAGAATTGTTAAACAATTCCCATTCCATAATATGACCAACTTCATGAGCCACTGTTGAAAGAATACTCATGTCGTCAACAGATCTATTTAAATCAGCTTCATTAAAAGTATCAAACATACGTTTAATTTGGTAACTTGTTGAGCTAGTGTCTAAATTAATAGTGTATGTTTTATTTATTTCAAAATCGGGACCAAATTCATGTTGTATATGTCCTGCAAATTTTTTCTGTGCGCGTCCAACTATATAAACATTACCACGGGTTAAACCTTGTTCAGATAATTCATTCTTAAATTTTGCCCGTCTTTTATCACTGCTTGGATTTGCGTAAACACTATGTTTTTTTGCAACTTTTTCTGTCAAATGTCCATTACCATCTCGGTCTTTATCGGTAGTAACAAATATATTAATGTTGCTCATATTTAATTTTGCTAACATCTGTTCCATATATTCTAATGCATAACTTGGAACTGTATCTGTACCGACAACTTTGCCATCTAATGTGTCCCCAAATGGACCAAACTTAGGTGTCGATTTAGTTGGAACTGCTGGCCCTTTAGTTTTCTTCTTAACAACTTTTTTTTCTTCTTGACCAAAAGTATTTGACCAAGAGCGTTTGTCATACTCTAACCTAGTGCCATCAGGTAAAAAGATATCTACAATTTCGTTACTGGCTTCATCAATTTGAGATTTTTGTTTAGCTCTTACCGCGGGCTTGTTTCGATCTGTGCCTTCTTCTACAAATTGTATCGGAATTGCATTAATACCTTCTTCAATATAACTGTTTAAGTTATTAAGGTTATCTTGAGTATCATTTATTATATAACGGCTTCCAGTTTTACCGGGCATTTTAGTAACTATAATTTGTGGAATATTTGCCCCACCAACATTTGATTGATTATCAAAATCTTGAAATGTAAATCTTGAATCAGAATTACTACCAGCTAATTGAAAAGCCCCTACACCAGATCGTAATTGCGCTCTAGTTGGATCAATAAATTTAGATTTTAAATTAAATGATTTAGCTAAATTTTCTGCTTGAGCTTTAGTAATAAACCCTACTTTACCGATAAACTTACCTTTAAGATCTTTTTTATCAATGGCTGCTCTAGTAGAATTTTGATCTGCTGAATTTTTATTAGCAGCTCTTGCACGTTGTACAGAAGGTCTGTTGTCTATCGTATAATAGCCATCATCAAGTATAGTTGTCGCTGTATCTGCTATATCTTTTGGATCTAGTTCTTCAACAGTTTCTTTTACCGCTTTAGTTTCAGCAGTTGGTTTATTATAGATGCCTCTTTTTTCAGCTTCTTTTTTAAGAGCAAAACCGTCACGCATTGCACTGTAATAAGTGTCTTGTCCTGCACCAAACTTATCACTTGTTTTTTTACGGTCTTTAATTCTTGTTCTTCTATCTGCAAGAAGTGCTAATAATTGTTCATTAGATAAATCTTTAGGTTTGATTTTAGTTTCTTTGCCGTCAATACCACTTAATTCAAAATTTTCATCTAAAGGATTTTTAGTATCATATTCAAATCCTAAAATTTGAGGCTCACCATCTAATTCAAAATCAACTTGACCTGTCTCTTGATCTCTTGAAATAACTCTTACTCTTTTTTTTCTACCTTGAAGATCATAGACATCTATATGTGAACCATCATCAATATCATCTTTAGTAGTCTTTGGTCGCCAGTCAGGACCATTGTCATCAAACGGAGTTAACTCAACTGTATCAAATCCAAACGGATCAAGTTCTTCATCTACGTCCATGTCGTAGTAATCGTCATCAGCTAATACAGTTTGAAAACCGCCAGTGGGTGTTGAGCCACCCATATTGTCAATGCCTTCAGCTATTTCTTTTTCTGCATCGATAGCAGCTTTGATTCTGCGTGTCTTTGCTTTAGCAAACGGATAAACAATTGCAGTTAAAGTACCGCCCGCAATACCACCTAAAATTCCTTCGTATTGATTTTCTGCCCAACCAATAGTTTTTTCTGGGTCTAAGAACATCTGCTCAATATAATCTTGTGCAATAGCTTGAGCGTATTCTTGGCCACCCTCAAGAAAGGCTCCAGACACCGCGCCTGTAAACACATCACCAGTAACTTGGGCTAATCTATTGTTGCCCATCTTTTTAGCAACACCTTCAATAATTGGATTCTTACCAATAATTTTACCAAGAATACTATATGACATAGCAGTCTTAGCTTTACCGCCCTTACTAAGTTTAGATAACTTACTTGCAACTAAACCTATTGGTGCTGCTTCTAATGTACCTAAACCAAAGGAAGCTCCTACAGCTTTTGAAAATTCAATATCATATTCATCATAACCTAAACTTCTAGCACGTTCAGCCATATCACCTGCTGCCATGCCACCACCTAAAGCAGCCATCATACCTATACCTGCTAATGGCCCACCAACGGCAGTACCTGCTACACCTGCACCAATGAAACCACCGAGATTACCAAACACATAACCAAGGTCATCAACCCAATCATCGTCTGTAAAATCTACTTCACCAAACCATTCACGATTAGCATCACGGACAGCTTGTCCAGCTTTCCATAAAGTACTGTCATTACCACTTGCAAATTCTTCAAAGAAATTTTTATAATTATCATCAGTTGCAGTTCCTGCCGCAACTGCTTCAGAAATACCTTGTAACGCTAGACCACCAGTATCGATCACACCGCTCATAAGACTTTGACTAAATCTACTTATAGCTCCACGATCATCAAAAGAATTTTCAGTAACTTGTGGCACCAATAAATTACGCATAGTTGGATCGCCAGAAACATATTGCGATACTTGAAATGCTTGAGCGTTAGGATTTAATTCTGAAAAATCCATTGACTGACCTTTTAATAAGGCAGGCTCATAATTAGCAAGTGGATTAGAGAGTAGATTAAGTTCAATATCTCTAGCGTCAGCATTCAGCCGTTGTTCTCTAGATGCAATTGGATTCTGCTCTTCTTCTAAGTTCTTAACCATTAATGATGTTCCTTGATTATTTAGTAGCCAACAAAATCTTCTAGTTTACCACCAGAAGCTACCCATGCTTTTTGATCTGCTGTTAAGTTACCTTGACCAACTTCAGATAAAAGATTGTTAACATTTACGTTTTGATTGTCAGTTTTATTTAAACTTTTTTGATAACTCTCTGAACGCATAATATCATACAATGTAGTTTGAGTGCCATTCAACGTCACTTTAACTTTTTTCTTTTGTGCATCTGTTTTTTCACCATGCATTGAAACTACCGATTGTATCTCTTGATTAACTTTAAATCCTTGTTCTTGGTTGTCACCATCCATAGTAATTTGAAAACCATTGTCTTCATCATATTCTGGCATACCAATTTTATTATCAACGATGTTAGCAAGGTAATTATCAGAATAAAAACTAGCATCAGGATCCATTTCTCGTAATGATATTGCAACTTGGTTCCAATCAGTCTCTGAATACTTAGTACCAGTGTCACCGTCAGTGAAATCTCTAGTATTCTGTTTTACAATGTTTTCATAGATCTCACTAGTTGTTTTAGCTTCATCAAGTTTAGCCGCTCTATTCTCTTTAGCAGTTTCTAATGCAGATAATTTTCTTGCATCAGCTTTATCAACTGTATCACCAACTGATTGCGCAACGGTTCCTAAGAAGTCATCACCTGCACCTTTTGAGTTAGCCATCATAGCTAATCCAAAATCCAAAAGATTCCGTGGAGCGGTACTGTCTTTGTCGGTAAATTTATCCCATTGTTTTTTAAAGAAACCTCTTTTATCTAATTCTTTAGGAAGTTTTCCACCTTTTCTTTGTTCGTCAGTTGGACCACTTTTATCAGTTTTTTTGTTATTAGATTTTCTTTGCTCATCAGTCATAGTTTTAACCGATTGAACTTTTTCTTTTGGTGCTTCGTATTTTGCCCCTGCATTAAAATTATCTTCAGAATAAATTTCATTCATTGCATCCTCAAACGCAGGGCTTCCAGGTAGTGGGTTAGAAGTTAAACCATAAGGATTAATTTGTTCTTTTGATTTAGCTTTTTCCATCATGGCATTATACCCACTATTGGCAGCGTCTTTTAATGGTTGAAGCTGTTCACTAATAGGTGCAAAACCTTGTTTAATATTAGGATCGCCTGGTGGAAGAAACTGAAAAAAAGGTACTCCATATTTTTCTTCAAATGCAGATTTCTCTTTATCATTATTAACTAGACTTTGAAAATATGTTACTTGATCTCTATTCATTAGTAACCTCCTCCTTGACCAAACATTCCACCTGCACCAAGTAGTGATGCAAAGGCTCCAATGTTGCCCGCTAAATTATTGTTGCCAGGACCATAAGTTGTTGACGTAGTTGGATACGCTGCTCCTGTTAATGCTCCTTGGCGAATTGCTAAGTTACGCAATGGATAATCTCTTTGTTGTAAGAAATCATTGTACTTATAGTCTTCACCTTGTTGAGCAAATTGTTGATTGGCTGCTCCAACAGATTGACCTGCAAGTAAAGCCTTCATCGCCTCTGCGTTTTGTGCGCCTTGCATTTGACCCATCATACCGTAGGCTTGATTACTTAAACCACGATTTTGTAATTGAGCCGCTTGATTGAGTTGGCCAGTCTTCATTAAGTTAGCAATGTTTTGTTGATCAGCACTCATCTGACTTGCACGGTCTTGATTAAATTGTTGTTGTGCATTTTGGAAACCTTGATTTAAAGTTCCAGATAAGAATTGATTGACTTGATTATTTGTATTTTGTTGTAATTGCGAATTTTCTAGTGCCGTTCTATTATTACCAAATGCACCTCGTGCAGCTTGTCGTCTTCTCAACTGTGCTTGTTGGTCAGAACCTTGCTGATTGATTGTTTGCAATCCTTGATTAATAACTTGTTGCTGATATGGATTCATATACTGAGCAGCTTGTTGTGCGCCAAACTGTTGTGACGTAATTGAATTAGGATCAGCAATAGTCATAGCACTAGAGCCAGCGTTATTTGCGATACCAGACATTGCTTTAGTATAGTTTTGACTACCTGGTGCTGTATAATTGCCATCGACATCATACATATTTTTTAAGTAGTCAGTACCTCGTGTTTGCAAATCATTTTGTTTTGCAAATCGTTGAGCTGGATCCGCATCATTGTATTGCTGATATGGCGAAGCTGCAATTGTATCCGCCATTGTAATATTTTTCTTTGTCGCATCTCTTAACCAATCAGGTATTTCTGTTGCCTGAACTTGAATTGGATTTTGACCTCCGCCACCCATGCACATAATTGTATCTCCTTATAATTTTGTGGTGTAAATTCCGCCTGCTCGTGTAAAGCCTGCTTTATTAAAAAATTTATCTTTTGCTTCAATATGTCTGCCGTCTAAGACTGACATAATTAAAGGTTGTTTGTGTTTGTTAGAAAACTTTTTTAGTTTTTTTAAAAGTTGTTGACCAACCCCTGTATGTTGTACAGAGGAGTCAACGTAAAAGAACGCATCAAATAATCCACCTTCATCTGAGAACCACATGTTATTCCAATAGCAACCGATAGTACCATTGAGAATGCCTTGTTTATCTTGACTCACCCAACACATTTTATTCGTAACATGTTGAGAGATATATTTAACGGCACGTTCTTGATTGATTGCTGGATAAGTTGTACTCGCTTCTGAGTGCATCTTTTCCAACATGATAAAGATATCAATCACATCTTCTTGAAGGGCTAGTCTAATCATTATTCGTAATTGTAAATTCCTCTATTGATAGTTCTTTTTAAAGGATCATTTAATAATTGTGCTAATTCTTCTTCTGATAGAAGTTCTAACGGTTTATTAAATTCAGCTAACGCTTTAGCTTTAAGTTCTGCTTGTTCATCAGAAGCATCTTGAGCAGCCCCTGCGGTCATTGAACCTGCAGTTGACGCTCCCGCATTGATTGCAGTTGATGCATTCATACCACCTGCTGTACTGTTAGCCACAGCATTGGCTGCTGTACTACTAGGGCCAAACATATTATATGCCGCATCGCCAACTGATATTGGAGGTGTAGCTGTACCAGAAAGAACTGGACCCGACACTCCAGGTCCAAGATTATTACCAAGCATTGGATCTGATGCAGGAATATTATTACCTGTAATAGGATTAACACCGCCTGTTGATCCACCACCCATAAAGGTTGAGCCAGACGCCATATTACCAGCACCTGTCAAACCACCTGAAATTACTGCTCCAGTTAAACTTGACTCATGGTCATTACCTACTACTCGGTTAGCGGTGTAGTTAACTGCCGCTGCTCCTAATGGATTAGCCATTAATGCAGGTGCCAAAGTAGGCATAAACATTGAAGCTGCAATTGGCAAGATAGTTCTTAGCATTTTGTTTTTTTTAATTTTGTTTCTAGCTTTTTTAAGTTTCTTTTTTAAGCCACTTAAAAAATATTCAGGGTTACCTGTAGTTGGATTAATTTTATTGTCTGCCATTCCCACAACAAATTCTAATGGGTTAATACCCGCACTTTCAAACGCATCTCTTACGGCTGTTAAGACTTCTTCAGTTTGTGCATCAAGTGGAATTATAATCTCTCCAGGAGTTAAGTGTCCTAAAACACTATCACCACCTCGACCTGTTTGTTCTGCAAAAGCCTGCATGTTTGGGTTCATGCCTGCTTGAGGGGCTTCTTGCCCCGGTTGTGGCATCATGGTTGGTGCCATGCTCATATTATCTATTGCCATTATTTTAGTACTCCTCGGTTTTTTAAATCTGCAATGAGTGTTGCCACTACATTTGCTAATTCGGTTAAAGTTGTAGTTGACACATTATAAGTTCTAGTGTCGGTTGAATTACTAGTAACGTAAGGTTCTTTATTCACTAAAGATAATTGTCTTACGATCTCTTCTAGTTTTGATGATACATCATTGGTATAACGAGTATCGTACTGTTCAGGTGCTGAACCTAAAAACATTCCTCTTTTTGCCATTACCTACGTCTTCCTGCAGGAGCAATATCAATTCTGTTTTTACCCATACGATAGTGTCCGCCCACAACATTACTTTGTAATTTAAATGACAAAGTTCTGGCACTGTTACGCATATCAATTTTTTCTGTTGATGGTGAAATGGCATAAGGACCAATAGTTTCAACTACTGAATTAGGTTTATCTTTTAAATCTACTGTTAATAAAATATCACCTGTTTGGTCTTCAAAATCAGGTACCCATCCAAATAGATCTGCAATCTGTTCACCGTCTGCAATATCAAGTGGTGCTGTTTGTAAAGTGCAATCCATTGCTGACCCATCATCATCTGTACCTAACTCGTGTTGGTAAATATAACTTGCACCATCTTCATTCGAAGCTAATGGGTAAGGCCAAGTAGGAGCGTCAATCCAAGCTGATCGATCCATTGTACCAACTGACCAAGTGCCTTCTTTCATATTATAAATAACATAACGATTGTTAAATGTAGAATTTGCCGTTGGATAAAACCACCATACTTCATCGTGTTTTGAATTGTGAGCTGCAAACACTTTTGATCTTTGATCAAAGTTAAAGTCATCAAAAACAAAACGCTCAATTGCACTAGAATTTAATTTTTTAGCATAACCATCATACATAAAGAAATTTTGTTTAGTCATCCAAAAAGACATACCACCAACTTCAACTGAGGCTTTAGGAGCAATCAATCCACAGTTAGTACCTACAATGTTAAAGTTAAAAACTAATGTGTCGGCTGTAAACTGCATTAAAAAAGCAGTTGTGTCAGACCATAATAAAATGTTTCCACCTCTTAATCTTTTACCACCTACCATAATCGTTCCACCTGATAGCAAATTTGAGCCAGCATCATTATCCGAAGCTGCGGTCCATTGTGTAAAGTCTTCTTGATCAGACCAAGATACTTTCATTGGATCTCCATCTGAACCAAAACAAACAAGATGTCTTTGTTCTGTAACAACAATACCTTGATTATTATCTGGTGTATTAACACTAACAATTTGTGAAGTGTCAGTTGATGCATCATAATAATATGGACGATCACCACTAGGACAAAATATTAAATCTTCACCCCAGTTATCCATGGTAAAAGTTTTTAATGCAAGTATAATGCCACTACCACTTGTACGAGGAGTACCATAAGTGCCTTGGTTCCAGGTACCTGTACCATAACCAAAAGAAGCAAACGCTGAAACATTACCAACAGCCATATAATAATAATAATTTAAGTTACCACTATGTGTTCCTGAAGCATTAGCATTAGTTGCTGAAGTTATAATATAATTGTTAGCATCAGTTACCGCAGTTACTTGAAAGTCACCATTTAAAACTACATTATTAAAAGTGACATTAGTTAATTTGATCCAATCGTTCTCACCTAAAGCGTGAGTAGTATGAGCAATACTAACTTGGTTTGATCCGCTAGTGGTAGTGATAGCATTGGTTAATGTGCCTGTGCCATTAATACGATAGGGCGTACGATCATTTAAATAACCATTTTTATAAATATAAAATCTTTCTGTAGTTACAGCACCAATTAAATCTGTTTGATCATTAGTTGACCATGCAGCTAATGCTCTCGGTGTACCTGTTAAAGTTTGTGTTGATAGCTTTGACCATCCACCAATCTTTTCAGGTTGCCCGTTTTTAAATCTAATTTTATCAGCATCAATAAATCTACCTTCAGATGCATATTCAGTTTCATCTTTAACTACTCCTGGAGCAAAAGCTAACGGCTGTAATGTCATTATGAAATCCTCTGTGCTATAAACATAAGCGACCAGAGGGATGTACTTGTATTTTCACCACCACCACTAGTATTACTACCTGTCTGACCGCTTGTAATTGCCCGCCATGTTCCTGTTTTAGTAGAAACAGTAGATGTATTCTCTAGACTAGTAGATCTGCTTACTCGGTTTTGTTCTGACGTAAATTGACCAGTGTAGTCAGCTATTATGTGATTACTTTGACCTGCTCCTGAACCAGTATAAGGTCCATTATTAAGTACAAGAGTGCTTGGAGTAAATGTAGTGCCTACACTTATTGATACTGGGTTAACACTGTATGTACTGCCGTCTGACCTTAGTTGAATTAAAAAAGGCATAATACTGCCTATGTCTGTATTTGCACTTGGTACTGCTTCTACTCCCGTTAAAGCTGAGCCGTCAATTGCAGGTAAAGTTCCCGTTAAATTAGCAGCGTTTAAGTTTGTAAGATTTTGACCATTACCGTTAATATTTCCTGTCGCTGTAACGTCCCCCGAAATAGAAACTCCTGTGCCTACTGTACTTAGCTTACCTGAATTTGAGTAACTTAAAGTCACTGATCCTCCATTGCTAAAACTTGCTAAAGTACCACCACTTGCTCCTTGCAATAAAATACTATCAGATTTTAATCTTAAACTATGACTTGTATTAGTTGCTTGAATGACGTTGTCTGTTCCACCTCCAGAAGTATCATGAAAAATTTCTAAATCGTCACCTGCACCAAATTTAATTTTTACATCATCAGCATTGTGACGTAGACCATCTAATTGACTTTGTATATCAGAAGTAACTCCATCTAATCTTTGAAATTCAGTATTTGAAACCGAGCCATCAGCAATTTTTGATGCGTCAATCGCTGCACTTGTATTTATATCAGCGTTAACAATTGATCCATCAACAATAGATGTAGTAATAGTTGGGTCAGATGAAAAATCAGTAGCAACCGAACCGCTAACAACTCCGCTTAAAGTAATTGTTTTATTAGCAGAGAAACTATTAGCAGGGCTAGTTGCTTCAACTATATTTGAGCCATCACCATAAACAATACTTTTTAATCCTTGCGTAATAACTACGCCTGTTCCTGAATTACTTTTAAAAGTTAAAGTATAAGAGCCACTAGTATTATTAAATATAATATATGGTTTAGTGTCATTTGATGCGGTCTTAACATCTATATTACCACTTAATGTGCCTTGAAATTCTATAATGGCAAAACTAGATTCAGAATCTGATAATGTAACATTAGAGCCACCACCTACACCTTTGACTAGACGTTGAGCAATTGCCTTATCAATTTGATCGATGGTTCCATTTAAAACATTTCCCCAATTGTTAGCTTCAGAACCAATATCAGGTTTAGCTAAATTTAAATTTGAAGTTACAGTAGTAGTCATGAAATTCCTTTACGTTTTAATAATGTAATTGACACAAAGATATGGATTTAACACGCTAGTGTTTGAACCAGTAAAAGTAGCTGTAGTAGTGTTACCACTAAAAGTTGATGAAGCTGTTAAACCAGTTGAACTATGTGAGTGAGCCTGACCTGATCCACCAGTAGGTACACTTGCACTATTGTAAGCTGCTCCACCACCAGAAGATGAACCTCTGTTTCCTAGTCCATCTCCGTCAGGTGGGGTTAATGAAGTTTCTTCCATTTTTACATAGTTTGTAGTTTTTAAAGTTATGTTAGGTAATTGAGCTTGGGTAATAGAATGACCTGCTGTACTACCACCAATACTTGTTGATACTGAACCTGTTGGTGTTATTGAGCTTACTGAACCAGCGGGAGTTATTGTAGCAGATCCATTAGTGTCTCCTAAATTATCACTACTACCTTTACCTCTTGGTACTCTTTCTTGAAAATTTGGTAGACTAAATGTTAAAGCACCTGTGCTACCATGGGTTGTTCCAATTACTGCAAATAAAGCAGAGTAGGTTGATCTAGAAATCTCAGTACCATCACATAATAAATATCCGCTTGGGGGAGAGGTGCCTCCAAACATTGATATTACTCCAGTTGGCATTGGATCTGTACCAAAAGAGGTACTAATAGAAGCATTGCCACTTACAAAATTAGCTGTTCCAACAACTGCCCCTGTCAGTGCGACTGTTGCGTCAGCAACATTAGCAGGTGTCCAAACGGCTGTAACTATATTACCTGCAGTGGTAGCGATGTAAATAATTTTATTAGAACTATCTACGCATACTTGGCCAATAAAATCTGCGGCAACATTATTATTAGGGTCACCTGTAAATCTTAAACCAATAGCTGCATCGATTGCATCTAAGTTACTGTTAAGTGTGTTACCCCATGAGTTGGATTGTTCACCTGGACCTGGTTTTTCAAGTGTCAGATTTGAAGTAAAAGTTGATGTCATAAATTATTTCCTAAGTAGTTGCTACAGTTAATAAAGTGCCTTGTCGTTCAAAGTCACTTTCACGCATAGCTTGGTCTATTTCTGCCACAACAATTTGCATCCAATATGCTTTTTCAGCATCGTCTTTTAAATACTCATTAGCAAATGCACACGTTGCAGCTAATAACATTCTTGGATATCTTTTTGTTAAAAAATTTTCTGCATTAGATGAAGTTAAGGCGGCAGGTTCATTAAAATAAATCATTTCATAACTGTAATCAGCATTAGCAACTAAATTAAAATTTATGTTTGAACCATCTGTATAATATTGAGTTGGTACACCTTGAGTTCGAGTATTACCTGATGAATAAGTAATTGATGCTTGTAAGACTTCTGGTAGTTTTCGTGTAAGTACAGAATTATTTGCTCCAATAAGTTTAACTTGTTTAGCAGCTAGATAATCATTTGGTAAGGTTACTGATGATGTACCAGAACTAATGGTACCACTAACAGTTGTCAATTGATCTCTAAGTCTAAGTCTGCGATAAAGAAATGCTTCTGCTTGACGAATTAAAATTGCAACAGGAACATTCTGATTGACAAAATTACGGATACTACCCTCAGTAGATTTATCCGCAGTTAATTGATGATAATTCATTTAAGTTCCTCTTTTAAATTGGGATAGACCCAGCTTACGCTGGATCCATTCCGTCTGAGCCAGTGTCTTTGACTTTACCCATTGGTGTGTAACCTTTGTCTAGTAGTGACTCAGATTTGCCATCCAATGCTTTTTTATATCCATGAGGATTAGAAGGAACAGAAGTTCCTTTACCTAATGCATCCCCACCGATGTCTTGTGTATTTGATCTGATTGCATTGCTGTAACCAGTTGTATCTTTCATTCCATATTTTGGCATGATGTATTCTCCTAATTAAAATTAATTATCGTTCGTTAGCAAAGTAGCCACGATCTAAAAATCCTGTGTGGTCGTAACCTTTTAGTCTTGCACCTTTAGGATCGTTTTCCATGTTCTCAGTGCTATCTTTAACGCAATAACCTTTGTCATGATCCAAGTCACTCTTGTTCATTACGCCAGTCATTTGGTTCTTATCGAATTTCTTTTTTTTCATTTCCATGATGATGTCCTTATAAAAATGGAAGGAGTGCCATAAGCACTCCCTCCAATTGGTATTATGTAGCGGAATCCCACTTCACAATTCTAGCTTGTGCAGCTGAGTCGTGAACTAGACCAAAGCCACCTAGGTAGTACCATGCGATACCTCTAGAACGACCGTAGTCAGTAGGAATTTTACCACGCATTTCTTCAGGTATTGCAATTGCTTCGGCTACAGTATCTGCACCAAAGAAATAACAAGCATTAGATTTGCCGTTAGTAAATTCTCCTGCTGGAGTTCCGAATCCACCTTTAGCAACATTTGTTTGCTCGATGAATCGTACGTTCTCATATCTTCCAATTTCGCCATTCATGATCATTTGGAAACCACCATCAGTGTACTGATGAATAGATTCTAAATCATTTTTAACGCCTCTGAAAGTTGATGGGTGAGCGATCGCATAGTAGTCATCATTGATGTATGCAGGAATATCTCTTTCCTTCATGATATCAACAATAGCTTTAACGTGATCTTTACCCATTGCAACGTCATTAGTTACTGAAGTAGTTCCGTCAGCATCTAGAGTTACAGCACTTGTTGATGTACCTCCAGTTGGAACTACAGCAAGTGGTGTAGCTTTAAACTGAGCATGTGCTGCTCCGTCAAATGCTTTCTTAGCATCGTTCTTTAGAACTTTGTTAATCACTTCTGTAACTGAGTGTTTTGATAAATCATCTAACTTACTAGAGTAGCCAACGCTGTTGCCGTACTCAGTAACTGTTAATTGATTTTGTTCTACAGTAAAACTAGTTTCAGGAATTGCTGTGCCTTCAGTTAAAGCTGTACCTGCAGTACCTACATCGCTGTAGATATTCCAGTTAAACTTGTCACCTTTAGATAGACCTTTATTAGTCGCATCTTTAGCATCACAAAACTGTCTAAACTTTACCATAGGTTGCACAGCCATTCTAAGTACATCAGACAATTCGTCTGAATACATAAAACCACCGGCAGAATTTGTACCCCATACTTGAGCCATATTCTTTATTCTCCTATTTTAGTTTATTTATTTGTTTAAGTTAAAGTTGACCTCGTCTTTTTTGCATCATACGCACAACATCCGATCGAGTAGGAGGTGGAGGAGTATCCTCGCCTATACTTGCGGTACTTGAGGTAGATGGTTTGACGACATCTGCGCTCTGCCTTTTAGCTTCAACTTTTTTTATTGACGCTTTAGGTTTCGCTTTTTTTTCACCATCAACATTGGACAGTTTAGATTTTGACCATTGATCAACAGCCTCACACGCACTTCTAAATAACTCCGAGTCTGATCTCGAATTGCCACTTTGGGCATCTTCGGCTCTCATCTCGTGTACATATTGTGCAGCTAGGTATGTAGTATTTCGGTCTGCAAAAACATCTGGGTACTCTTGCCCCAGATCTTTTAATAGGTTATCGAAAGCAACTTTGTTTTGAACTTGCTGTGTCGCTTGTTCGGCTGCTTGTCGTGCAATCGCCATCTCATCAATTTTTGGTTGTTGAGGTGTGCGAGTTTGCAAAATTTGTTTTAAAGCATTTTTAGCTGTATCACCTTCACCAAATTGAATATCATGAACCAACTTATTAAGTTGTTCATCATTCATTTCTGATTCAGGTTTCTCTTCTACTTTCTCTTCTGCTTTTTGCTCTCTCAATTGTGCTAACTGTTCGGCTTGAGCCTTCATAGTTGCAGCTTCTTGAAATTTCTGCGTAGCAGAGTCTGCCATTTGAGCCATACGTTTTAATTCATCAAGGCTAACATCTTTTTCTTGGCCATTGACTTTAAGTTTGTACGTCTCAGCTACAGGTGGTGTAGTAGGTTCTTCAGCTTCTTCTTCAACTGATTCCGCTTCAACTTCTTCTTGCTCGGAATCACTTGCTTCTTGAAGAGGTTCGTCTTCAGCAATAACTTCGCTATCGGGTTCTGCTTTAACTTCTTCTTCTTGTTCATATGCTTCTGGTACTTCAGTTTTTAACTGCTCTTTTCTTGCAGCTATAATAGACTCCAAGGTATTAGTTCTTGGATTAAGTAGTACTCGTTCTTGGTCAGCAATCTCTTTACGTTTTTCTTGATCGCTTCTAGTATCTTCTTCGTTAACCTCAAGATGAGGTGTTTCTTTTGGGGCGTTCTCAACAACAGCTTCAGTAGCTTCAGGTTGAGAGATGCCCTCTTGGGTGATCTCTTCAGACATTATGTCCTCCTATGTTATTTGTTTAAATCTTCTTCTTGAATAATTTGCTCGGCAAGTATTCCTCGGTCGATTTGTTTCTTCAGATATTCTGTAAGCATAAAGAAAATTCTTGCATCATTTTGCAATTTTCTAACTGTGTCGACTTTAGTTGCATCGGTTGCAATTAGTTTTCTTATAGCTTCACTAGAATCTTTTTTCGCCTGTGCTAAGACAGCCGATAAGCCTGTGTTGTCAGCTAATTCTTTTTCTATGTCCATTGCTTTACGAGCAATTTTGAACAGTGGGTCTTGAGCAAATTGATCAAACATTTGCTCTTCATTAAAATCTAAATCTGCGGGCATTTAGTTCCTTACTTTAAAGGTTTAGTGAGAATTGATAGAGCTTGACTTTTTAATTTAAAAAAATGTTCTGCATCAACTAACACGAGGGGTTTAGTATTATTTTTTTTTATAACCAACAAAGGCTCATACTGTTTACAGTTAGCCTTTGCTTGGTCATAGGCTTTCCATACATTAATCTTTTCTGTGTTTTTACATTCAATGCTGTATGGAAATTTGCGTCTAGCAAGTGGAGACATCATTACATCTTCACCGCCAGCTCCCATTGAACGACTTTCAAGATCACCTTCTTCTAAATAAAAAATTTGTGTTAAAATATCTCGGACCCATTGTTGTAGTCTTCGACCTTTAGCTTTAGCACTTTGTGTTTTCATGAGGGCAATCTTAATTAGTAACCTTTACTTTTTTTTGGTTTTCCCATTTTACCAGGGTTACCTGCTTTAACTGCACCCATGTTTTTAGGTTTTTTACCTTTTACTTTTTTGTAAATTTTTTTACCTATCATAGAAACTACCATAATTAATATCCTTTACTTTTGGTTTTTTTCTTTGTTTTCTTTTTCTTCTTAATTTTATCTTGCAAAAATTTAGGAAGAGTTTTTTGTGACTTTGTTAGTGACATAAGGTTTCTCCTGTTATTTATTTTTCTTTTTTTTCTTAGGGAAGCCAGCTTTCATATTGGCGTAGGCTTTTTTAGAAATGGTACTGTTCTTTTTACTTCTAGATGTATTATTACGTTTTCTTTTATTTATATTTTCATAGAGTGACATAATTTCTCCTTACCACTTTACTTTGTTAGCCCAATAAGCCGCACTCATTTTGCCTTTAGCAATATTTTTACCGTGCCTAGCCTTAAAGGAATCTGATCTTTTAGTTTTAGTTCGGTCGCCAGTAACACCTTGTTGACCAAAACGAATTGTCTTAACTTGGTCACCAGATTTTGCTACTACCACATGAGATTTAGTTTTGTGACTAGGTGTACGTTTAGGTTTATTGTACCCACTAACACCTGCACTTTTTAGTCGAGAGTCTTTTTCGCTCATGATTAACCGAAGATGATTGCGACTAAAGCAATTACCGCTATTGATAATGCAGCTCGTTTGTGCATTGGCATAGCCATAATTTTATCTTTTATCCAATTAATTTTTTCCATTATCCTTGTCTCCTATTTTGATTGTTAACTAATGTCATTTGCACTTGTTGATCTGCTTGTCTTAATTTAATTTTGCTATCAATCATTTTCTCTGCTTCACGCAAAGTTAACTGTGCTTTTAATCTTTGACTTTCACTTTGTTGTTTCATTTGCTCCAACATTAAGTCACCTTGATTTTCCATTTCTTGCTCTTGGATGTTTGCTTGAGCTGCTATCTGAGCAATCTCAACTTTGTTTTGCATTTCTGCTTGTTTGTCATTTAATGCTTGTTCCATTTGAGCAATTTGATCTTGCAATTGTTTCATTTGCGGATCATCTTCACCAAAATTAAAGAATCGCATTCCGTCTTTGTAACCAAGTTTGCCAAATATTTCGGTAATAATTTCTTTTACATTAAGTGCTTGAGCAACAGATGGACCAACTAGTTGTGAAACTGTTTGAGCGCCCATTGTAAATTTTTGTAATTGTTCCATCGGATTTGTTGAACCAATGCCGACATTAACATTAAGCGATAATTTTTGTTTTAAGATCTCGTCAGTCATTTCATCGGTACCGTAAGTTTTGTACATATCAATATCTTGAGCAGCTAACTGCATAACCACTTGATCAGTTTCATAACTTTGTTCTAGCTGAACTAGTTGACGTATTGTTGGTTCAACCCAAGTTTCAGAAAAAATTCTTAAATCATATTCACCAATTGCCGATGCAGCTCCACTTATAAGTTGCATTCCACCAACAGTTTCATTTAACGATTTGTTAGATTGCACTGAACTTGTAGAAAAGTTTCCAGCAATTTCATCAAAGTCTAAGTTTAATCTATCTTGCTCAATGTAACTTGATTGCGTAACATCAGGCGCTCTATTGATAACAACATCCGAAGACGGATCTTCCATTAATACAACACCGCCAGGTGTACTGCGAACCAGCGCGTTAAGATCAATATTCCTCCCTTGGCGGGCAAACATTCTTCCGTTTAGTGCTAGTTTTATATTGTCAAGTCTCTGATTCGCAATATCGTTGGTCTCTTTCTGAATTTCAGAAGTTAACGAAACTTTTGATTGAGGGTAAATTTTATGTGCTTCAAGAACTGTGTAACCCATTGTAAAAGGTCTAACCCCGTGTAAGTACACTTCTTCAATTGGTCTTGGTGTTGTTAATAGTTGTTTTGTAGAAAGTGAATAGAAATGATAATCTTTACCATCTTTTTTTACAAAATTTTCATGTACCCAAATAATTTCATAATCACTAACAGATTTATTTGCAGTATCAGTACTATCTTCTCTATAATCTTCTCGTGCCGAACGAGTAGAATCATTTTTCATTTTACCGTCAGATGATCCCGCTATAATTTCTTCACTGTACTTTTTCCATTTACCCATACCTGTTTTAGGGTCACGCTCTTTCATTTTAGCTTTAATGTCGTGAATATACATTGGGATACAATAGATCACATAAGGTGAACTATTAATTGGATCCATCCAATCTGAACCAGGATCAACTCGTAAATTCTCAGGGGCAATTAAATCTATTACAGGCTTGTCACTAATAATTTCTACTTCATCTTCAACTTTACCTTTAAGTTCACCATCAACGTCTAGTAGTGGTAAACCGTTTTCATCAAACTCTGGTACAAAACCTGATCTAATTTTTTTCTCTGAATATTCCCAATAGTTTTTAGTAGCACATACACCTGTAACTTGTGCATCCTGAAATGCTCCCACTACAGTTAAGAACCATGGAATAGTTTTTTCTAAACGATAGTTAATAATCTTATTCATGATTTTAGCACTTGCTACTTGTGCAGGATCACGATCATCTTCTGGTCGAATACTAACCATATCTTTAGTAGAGAAGAAAGCGGCTGCACATGCAGCTTCGTTTTTACGCACACTTGCTCTAGTCTTTGGTCTAAAAACTTTACTTCTATTTTTATAAGTGTCCGATGAATATTTAGAGCCTTTTGGGTGTTCAGAATTAAACGCTCTTAAATTAGACTCCCAATCATGTCTTAAATTAGCATCAATAAAGTCAGTAGACTTTTCAAATGCATTTTGTGCTAGTCTTAAAAATTCTTTATCTTTTTCATTACTAGCAACAATTGGTTGGTCTTCGGAATTATCTTCGTATTCTTCCATAATGTTTTCCTTTAAAATAATTTGAGGTCTTCTTGATGATAGGGGCCTGCACCTCTTTTAATATTATATCTTTCTAAAAATTCACCACCTGCGCGAACTACAAGAAGTAATCCTGGGTCATTTTTTAGTGCGTCAATCTTAACGACAAATCCATACTTTTCACTGAGGACAAAATTTCTAATAGTAACAATGCCGTCACTAACACTTGCGGTTACTCCCCAAGCATGACCCGGATAATGTTCATTTAATTTTTCTGAGACTTTTTTAGATAGTTCAATATCCGCTAATGGGATGGGAGCGTTGCCGTCTTTGTCTTTAGCTTCGTCATGATATTGTAAAGGGCTAATTAGTTCAGACATTAAGGATAATCCTCTTGCCTAAATTCTCTATCGCCAGAAAACTCATAAACTACAGGTCGAGTGTAATCTTCATCGTAGTAATCAGGGTCTGCGTCTAATATTAATTGTATCCAACTAATTTCCATTGTATGCCTCCATGACAATTAAATGTTTGTAAATGTATGTTTATTTTTTTTTAACATAAGCATAAAACATGCTTATGTTTGATAATTTAATAATGTTTTTTTTAGTTTCGTATTTTACTTTGGTCTTAGCAGGCGTTCCTACTTATCTTTAATTTCTACAAAGATAGTTCTATTGTAAGTACGCCCACCAGAAGTTGTAATTTCACATTTAACTTTGTAAGTTGTGCCATTAGTTCCACCTGATACAAAAACAGTTGAAATTCCAGCACTAGTAAAACTTTCAGTTACCTTAGTAAGTCCTGTATCTGGAGTAAAAGTACTACCAGTAACAGTCTCAGAATTCTCTAGTAATGAACCAAAGTTAATCTGATAATCTAAAGTTTCATCAGGATCTTTTACAAAGTATGCCATGTTACGCTACTGTAAATACGCCAGCGGCATTTATTACGATAGTAAATGTACCTGCTGTAGATGCAACTGATCCACCACTTGTATTTAAATCAACATAAGCAATTAATCCATCACTTGCATGTGTATCTGAATATAACGCAGCATATTTAGCTGTAATTGTAACAGATGATCCAAACGTAATATCATCACAGTCAAATTTAACTGTTCCACCAGACTCTGTAACCGTTGGGTTAGCAATAGTCTGAACACTGTAATCACTATCGGTTACTTCATTAGTTAAATCTGAAATAGTCGAATGCGTTGCCGCTGGTGAATAACTTGTTGTTAGTAGTTTGCATTTTAGTGTATCGCCATTTAGGTCGATATCACCATTTATAATTCTTTCTTTGCCATCATTGTAGATGACCCATGAGCCTGCAGCCATAATTTTTTCCTTTATTAGTTATGCAACTCTCTGTACGTCATTGCCGTTTTGGTCATTGACTTGTTGTGAGATCTTGCGAGATTGTTCTTGTGCAATTTTTGTTACCACTAAATCATTTCCGTCTGCACTTAGGAAATTAGCAACAAGCAGTCTGCTTTGTTGCTGTGGTGCGATAGTTCTTCCTGCTGGCTCAAAAGATCCAGTTAATGGAAGAGGGGCTAAAGTTGTAAATTGGTAACTGCCTACATTTAAAGGTATCGTATTACCAATTCTTAAATTGATTTGTTTACCTGCGGTACTTAATGTTTCAACACCTAAGTTAGTATTAATACCAATATTTAAACTAGCTGACTTAACTGCAACAGCCAATGAACCATTACTTACGTTAAGTGTGTTTCCAATTATTAATGAAGGTTGATAACCAACAGTTGTAAATTGATTACCTAAACCAACTGGAATGTTATTATCAATTCTTAAATTAGATTGTTTACCTTCAATAGCTAATGTTCCAAGACCTGCACCAATCGTGTTACCGATAACTAGTGATACTTGATATTGAGCATCAAATAGTGCTGTATAACCAACAGAAATATTTTGATCTATAATTTTAGATATTTGTTTACCAGTAACTGTAAGTTGATTACCTAATCCAACATCTATATTACAACCAAGACTTAAACTAGGTTGTTGGCCTATAACATTTAATGTTTTAGTGCCAACACTAACAGCATTACCAATTTTTAAATTAACTGTATTGCCTGTAGTATTTATTGTGCCACTATTTAAGCTAATTGCATTTCCAATACTTAATGATGGCTGATAACCAACACTTGAGCCTAATGACGATGCATTAGGATAAACTTTTACATCAGTAACAACATCAGCTACTTGTTCAGCTATTGTTAAACTGGTTACTCCAACACTTAAATTATGACCAAGTATGGTGCCAACTTGAAACGATTGACTCGCTTGGCCACCCAATTGTGTAGTTATAACTTGATCAATGACAGTTGAGACTTGCTCAGTATTTGTAGCTAGTGCAACTGCACTTGGATATAAATTAGCTGTACCAATAATAGTTGTTGGTAACGGTGAAAAAGTTAAACTAGTTAAACTTGGTTGTATAATAGGTGTCGAGTTGTAACTAACTGCACTACTCGTAATACTTAAACTTCCTGTACCAGAGTTAGCTACAAGTGGTGTACCTGTTAATATAATAGCATCGTCACTTACGATTGTTAGTCCGCCTGTGCCTACTGCTGATTGACAGTCTGTATGTACTGTTACTTGGTAAGTTGCATCAAAGATTGCAGTGAACCCTGCGGTCACTATCATATCTGATCGCCAAACAACCTGCTTAGTACTTGTAGTTAATGAACCAACACCAGTAGTTAAACCACCAATACCAAATTCACCAATTCCAAAACCACCATACCAAAACCAGCCATGATTAATTAAACCCGTATTTTTTAGCCACTTCATCTAAGGCAGCTATTTTTTGTTCAACAGGGCGCATCTTTCTTAATAAGTTAGCTTCTTTTTTTCTGCGTGTGTCGTACTTGTCACCAAAGTTATCTAAATTTTTAATAGCTCCATTCCAATCACCATTAGTAATTTGATTCCAAAATTTTGGAGTTTTAGATTCTAAATCACCGTATTGAAATGCAACTGACGCTATAACTGTCTGAGCAGCTTTAGGTAAACATAAAAAAGATTGTCCTGTGGTTGCTTCAAAAGATTTATTTAATTTTGATAGTGCTTCGTTCTTAGCAAATTTGTTTATTGTTAGAACTTCTTCATCAGTTAAGTTTAAATTTTTATAATCTAAATTTAATGCGTCTTTACCTTTAACACCTAAGTAAGGTCTCATCTTTTCAATTAACTCAGGTGGTAGACCTGCTAGATCTGCATTCTTACGTTGTCCTAAATCAAAACCACTCGCAATAGTAACACCAGAGTTACCTAATACTTCACCATTCTGTGTTGGTACATAACCAGTAGATTTTGTACCTTCTAATTCTTGTATAAACTAAAGTCACCTAAAAACCGCTCACCATGAGTAGGTTTTTTTACTGGTAGCGGTATTACATTGTTATTTTGTATTGTTGCTGGGTTAGGAATAATTTCACCCTTACCATTTTCGCCAGTCATTAATAACTCTGGACCTTGCTCACCAACTAAATAGGCTTTACCTTTTTCAATCATGCCACCTAAAAACATAGGCTCAATTTCTTCAACACTTACAGGAGTGATTTCAGCACTTCCTGCGTCTGGAATATCAGTAGTTACTTGGCCACCATATGTTGCAGCTTCAGAATCATTTGGTCCAAGGAATCCATCAGGATCAGTAAAAAAACCATCTGACCAATGCGGAGTTTCTCTTCCTAAAATTGTTCTTTCAGGACCAAGAGCTGCATTACTCACAATAGCACCTGCACTACCAAGTGTATTAGGAGTAAACATTATATGCTCCAACGCCAATATCAGCTAGAGTTCCGCCTAGAGCATTACCCATGTGAGTTAGTTGTTCTCCTATACTAAAGCTATCCCAATTCGGATCCATTGGTGAACCTGGGCCACCATGAACAAAACCACCACCTGCCGCCCAATCTGCTTGTGCTTGTTCTCGTTCTCTAGCATTCGCACCAGCAATCTCTGAACCTAAACCAAAATTTGCAGCCGCAGCCGCATTGGTCGTAGCGTCATCACCATCAACATAACCTTGTCCTACAAAGTTAGCTGCGGTTGGACCAGAAAAACTTGCAAAGGTTTCTGCACTAAAAGGTGATCCACCTATTGTAGGTCTTTGACTACCCGCATCCTCGTTTTGACCTGCAAAACATTTGTACTACTAGTGGTACTACTAGTGGTACTACTAGTTGTGCCATCCTTATCTTTATCTGTATCTGCTCCACCACCACACATATAATCACATTCCTTAACTGTCGAAAAAAGCGTCTGGTTCCAAATACGCTTGTTTATAAAATTTTGGAGGTGTAGGTTCCATGTCGTAAATCCTGCTAACACAATCAATAAGATCATCGTGAACACCAAACGGGAAATATACACACTCCTCGATAAAATCCCTGGTAAGGTCATAAACTTTTTTCTCCTCGTCTATCCGTTTGATCGGTTCAGCGAGTTCAAAAGTTTTACCTTTACGTTTTTCTTTTACGGCTTTGTCATGCTTGTCATCAACTGATGTATAATGCACAACACCGTTCTTGGTTTTCCATAGAGACTTTTTATAAGCCTCATGCCACACCACTACAGGTAAGAAAAAACGACCATCCAACATATCTGGAATTAATCTTTCAACTCGGTCTTGTTTTGATCCTCCACCTGATCTTGGCCAAGCCAACTCTTTGATCTCAAAGTGTTCGTTGTCCATCTTCATCATTGCTTGAAAGTGTTCTATGTCACTTTGCATTCCGTAACGCTCATATCCAATATGAACACTTACGACCCCTTGCATTTTGATCCACCGTCTGCGTAACAACTTTAAAAAGTTCCAACGCTCGGATAAATTCATCCGATGGCGGTAACCGTCTAATAAATATTTATTTAAATTTGAATCTACACCAATAACTGCAAACGCTGTTCTATCTGATCGTGTGCCTGATCCTTTACTTGGATCACACATGATATAAACATTTAAAGTAGTCGGTCTAATTTCATATGTTCGTAACCAATCAATATCAAACATTGACTCGTTACCTGCGGCAGGATTTTGCAACATCTGCGCAGAAATAGTTGTGGGCTGTGTTTTCTTTTTTCGTTCCCACTCTTCAGGTGACAAAAAAACAGGTTCACCATCCAACTTACCATTCTTAGTAGCTGCATAAATGCGTTCTTTAAACACACCACGCTCTAACATAAAGTGATAAGTGTCGGCTAGGTGATAGCGTGTACCAATGGTCCACACTCTAGATTTATCACCTATGCCTAGGTTGTCGGATAGTTCCCACGCTTCTGTAGTCTTCTTCACCATGTCAGGTGTCGTTACACTTTCTCGTGTAACCACATCATCGTAAATTCTAAGTTGAAAGTGACGACCAGTTGGTTGTCCATCTACTAAACCCCATGCCTCAACTGTGGCTTCTTTGGGATTAGAGTTGCGTCTAACAACTACACCATCATCTTCTGACCATTTCGGAGCTTCACGTTTTTCGTTAGTCCAAACAACATCAGGATAAAGATGTTTTAATTTTACACTGCCTTCTAATTCTCTTTTAATTTGACGTAAAAAAGATTTTGCAATTGGCCGTGTATGCGAAAATATACCAATAGTAATTTCCGGGTTTAACAAGATTGCTTGTATCGTGCCTGCGT